ACGGTGCAGAGATAGACCAGCAGTTAAAAATTAACCTTACATTTATGGTCTAACATGAAAAAACTTGCAATACTCTTATTGGTAGTGGCCTTGGCCGGATGCGCAAAAGACTACCGCTATCTTGAAGACACGGCAGCCGTGGATATTTCCGACGCTCCGACTCTCGGAACCCCTGCACCAGAAGACAAAATACTCACCGTCAACTCAGGTAACACCGCAGGTAACAGGCTTTCATCAATGACCTTTGATGAAGCTCCTTGGCTCCTTGCCACCGAAACTGCTCCTGATTCAACATTGTTTGGCGGTAATGAACCAAGTTACTTCCAGACAGCTCTCACTAATCCATTGGTTCAGGCTGATGTCGATAGTGAGCCAACAGACGGAAACACAAAGCCGATCTCAAGCGATTGGGCGTATAACTTTTTAAACGGCATTGACCCGCCTGTACTGCATTCAGAAACAGGCACCGTTATTACCCGAAACGTAGAAACTACATTAACAGACAGCACAAACATTCCAGACAGCGCAGCCGTTATAGACTATGGAAACGCAAACTGGTTAAACAGTGGAACAGGGTTGGAGTCATTACCAACCGCCGATGATACTTTTTTGAAAGGCACTGGAGCAGATACTTACGAATGGTCAACCTACGCAGAATTAAAAGCCTCCCTCGGCGTTCCAGTTTCCGGCACCGACTTTTATTCCAAATCAAGCACCGACGCACTTATTACCCCAACCGAAATAGCCGGGAAAATTGCCGGCCAACCGATCACCCCGTCTTCGATCTCGGTCGCACCAAATTCGACAGGTCCACAAGTAATCGAGTTTGGCGAAGACACCGATGCAGGGCAGGACAAATACTCTATTGGCGCAAGTCCGGCCATGGAAACGCCATTCGGAGAGCTAGGTCCGGTGCGCCCACCGCAGGCAGGGCAGATAAAACGGTACAACGCCCCGTCTCCTGTAACCGGGGCAGACGGGACGGTCCGGAATATGGCGCAGGCGTATTATGAGGATCCCGCAGCGGGCAACCTCGTTGATATGCTGGATTGGCCGGAAGGATTAACTCTCGGTGATATTAATGCAACACTTGGCGCTGATGGTAATTTCCAGACCCAGCTTGATGATTTGCTCGCTCAAATAGAAGCAGTTCCGGGCTTAGTAAAAGACACGTTCCCTATTTATAAAGATTCAGAGCATGTATCTGGAATATCATGGAACAGTACAACCGGAGCCTTGTTTGATGCAGACACAAATCAATGGTACACATGGGCGCTTACTGATTCATTATCTGGCGATCCCGGCGGGCCCACTGCTTTGTCTTTTGATATATCCGGATCAGGTCCTCAGTTCGGTACAATAGTTTATGACAGAGATGTCACAGCGACGACAACCGCAGACCTGTGCGATGATTGGGCGGTTGAACTTACCAACGCAGGCGTACTTACTCTCGGTTATCTTGGAGGGGATGACACGGATACCACCGTTTGTACCGTAGCGGAAGATGTTTATGACGATGATACGTTGGTTGGGATTTCGTATGCCCCAGGCACGATTGAATCAAGCGTCGGTGGAGTGGCACTTGCCGCGATTGCTGATTTCTCCGCAAATACAACGCTCAACAGTAGTGAGTCTCCTCCTATCTCGGGATGCGGGACAAGTAGCGTTGTAGTGGATGCAGATTTTGAAACTAACCTTGATGGTTTTGCGCAGGACTCAGGAAATTGGGGTATTACAAGCGGTGACGCCTATATAACGGCCACAAGCGGTACAGCAAGATTTTTACGCTCAACCACAGCCTTGTCGTCTGATTGTCAGTGGGTAAAATTCCAGATTACGGATGACTTTAACGCCGCAACTGCTTCTGTCGGTGCACTACTCAGAGCGTCAGGATCAACTGGCAATAAATACGTTGGTCGGATAACTTACGGTGCTACCAATCACACGTTATCGTTTATGACCTATAACGGAACCACTTCGCTTGGATTAAATGCAGACAATATAACAACAATTCCAAAATTCGGAGTAGGAACCGTTTTGATGTTTCAGATATCCGGTACAGGCGTTGGTGGTACTACTTTAAGTGTCTGGATAGATCCGACAGGGGCAAAACCGTCTGACTCTGGTGCTGCTGACTATACGGTGGTCAGTGATCAAGGGACCGCAGTTGATTCAGGCATATATGCTGGATTATTTGTGCTTGATTCTGCGTATCCTCCGACAAGGTTTGAGTACTATCAGGGTGGAAATTAATATGATAAATATAATATCAATAATTTTTATCATATTAATACACTGCACTGCCTTTGCTGCAACCCCTACTATATCTGACTGGAACCAAACTACCGGAGTTATCTCTGGTAGTAACTTTGGAACCAGGTCGGATAACGGTGGCGACCAGAGTTACCTTCCAAAATGGTGGGACAACTTTGAAGACGGAAATCTAACCGGATGGTCTTTTAACCTCACTGGTAGCAGTTATTCAGTAGTCAACGATTCAAGCAGGGTGGGGTCGTCAAAGTCTATGCTGAAGAACAATACTGTGCCGACCGACGGAGGCCATATTAAAGTTGTAGCAAAACCATATTATTACAGCTCATTCTGGATGAAAACCACCACAGGTAGTCTACTTAACAACAATAAATATTTTCGGATGGGTACAACTCAAGCGAGTCAGAATGTTGTCATGAACAGTAACTCGAACAACACGTCTAAAGTACAAATGACTATAGAGTACGCTGTTGACGGAAACGCTGTTAATTATGGAACTCAATCGCCCGCCAGTTTAACAACCTGGAAATTTGTTGAAGTTATTATTGATAACGTAGGCAATAAGGTTCAGTTTTATTTTGACGGTGTTCTTAAAAATGAAATACTTAACCGTTTGACAGGGGATGAGTTTTCAAAATCCCCATATCTAGGCTATGGGTACTGGTATTCTACAACATATGGAATAGGCAACGGCTGGTATTTCGACAATACCTATATCGACTACACCCCTGCAAGAGTTATGCTGTGCACTGGTTCCCCTTTTACCTCACGGGGACAGTGTGAAATGCAAATCCCTACATCGTGGGGTAGTGGCTCAATTACGGCGCAACCCAACAAAGGCATTTTCCCTTCTGGTTCGTCAGCGTATCTATATGTGGTAAACGATAACGGGGAATATAGTGATGGCAAATTGGTTACCGTAGGGTCTGGCGGTTCTGAAGCACAGTCAGTACAAAGCACCAATCCGGTGGACGGAGCAACTGGAATTACTCCAAACTCAACAAACAGTATCAGTTTTGCAAAAAACGTGGATTGCTCAACTGCTGCTGATATTACCATCAGCCACGGCACTAGATCTATAACTTGTTCTGGTGCCGTGGCAACCCTAACAACTTCTGGTCAACCAACTGGTACTGATATTACGGTTACAGTTCCAGCGACGGTCAAAGACACCTCAGGCAACCCTATGGATGCGCCGGTATCGTTTACCTATACGACCTCAGTACCATCTGCGACATGCGATACGGATAATTCTTTATGCCCATCAGAGGATACTTGTGTCGCTGCTTGGCCCGAATATAGCTGGTGTCCATATGAGTTACCAGCTTGCAAGCCATCTGCGTGTACTGATTCCTGTGATGTTGATCATCTGTCTATGTGTACTGAGTCTGAGTGTTTGTCTATAGATTTGACCTATTATGAGGGTGCGTGTCGTGATGCTGCACAGGACCCATTAGTCACAGGACCGAACCTTATCACCAACCCTAATTTAACCTTGTGGGCGACAGAAACCCCGAACATGCCTACGGGATGGACGAGCTACAAAGGGCAAAATGTCAGGCGTGATCCACTCGGCGTACGTCTATGGGATGGTGGTCATATCTTGCAAGCTAACAAACTTGAAGCCAATACAAAATATTTTTATGCCTACAATTATCTCAAAGGAACCTCCACAGCCGAGGTGTCGTGGTACGACAGTAAAGCCTTAAGCTATACGACTGGCACGAAGACAGGAGTTTTCACTACTGGACCGGCTCCTTTACCAGACCATGGGATATATTTTTACGCAAAAGCGGCACCAGACCTATACCTTAATGATTTTGTTTTGAAAAATGTCAATGACGTAGACTGTACTAACGACTTTAGCTTGTGCCAAACCCCGACGACATGCGAGGTGGCAGGGTACTATTATTGGGATAACGGGTGCCAGGGCGTTGCTCCCTCGATATTGAACGAGACTTTTGCCGATGGTGACGCAACGGGATGGTCAACGGTAAATCAATCCACGCCAGGAACTCCGTCATGGAGCGTGGTAAACCAGCAATACAAACAAGCAAATGACTTGAAGGGATTTGACCAAAGTTATCATTTGGGATCATACGCTTACTGGACAGCGGGAACAGCATGGGATGACTACAGAGTATGGGCCACAATTACCCCGATTGATAGCCCCGCACGAGACACAGCAGGCTTGATGTTTCGATATACTGACCAAAACAACTACTACCGATTATCGTTATCGAGGGTGCAAGGCTTTTATCGGTTAGAGAAAAAAGTTGATGGAGTCTTTTCGACTATTGCCGTAACCGGCAGAGGGCCACTGCTTGAATCGCAGGAAGTTGGAGTCGAGGTTAACGGGTCTAACATTATTATTGAGGTTAACGGACAGCCTCTTTTCTCCACGATTGACACCAGTTTAACAACCGGAACAATTGCCCTATATAACATGGGACCGGCAACCTTTGACAATATCGCAGTTGAAGTGGTTGACACATTGCCCAAAGTTGTGCTTTCCAGCCCTATCGATTATCAAGTTTTAACAGGAAACACGATAACCGCCTCTGCCGTGGTAAACAATCTACCTGAAAATGGATATATCGTATTTTCTTTAGATGGAGTAGCAGGAGATCCAATAACCGCTGCGCCGTTTACTGAGGAATTTGCCAGCCTATCGGACGGAGACCATACGATATTAGTGTCTTTGTATGTCGATGAAGAAAATATAGAATCATCCGATAATCGCACTTTCGCCACTGGTGGAATATCGATCGTAGCAATAGGCGACAGCATCACGAACGGCACGTTTGATGATATCAGCGCCGACAACATATCGTCAAACAACCGGAATATAAGTCGTGGTTTTACCCCTATTTTAACCGGCTGGTTGGAAACCAACCTTAATAAGCCGGCCATGATTTATAACAGCGGGATTGGTGGGATCAAATCATACGATGGATCGAATAATATTCAATCCGAGATAGATAGATACCCGGGCTCAGAGTATTTTTTAATTCTCTACGGCACAAACGATGCAACTAACACTTTGTTCTCTCCACCTGGGAACACCTGCACCGAGGCTAATTTTTTAGCGGGTCTTGTCGAGTGTGACGGAACGTACAAGGCGTATATGCGGGACATAGTCATGACCTTGAAAGATGCCGGTAAGTTCCCATTGCTGGCACTTGTGCCTTACAACAAAACGGCAACTTCGACCGAACTAACCCGGATTCAGAATTACAACGCTGCAATTGCCCAGCTGATCAACGAACACAACCTGTTAACCGATGCACCGGATTTATATAGCCACTTCGAAACCAATCAAGACCAGTTGATAGACAACGTGCATCCTAACGGAATCGGTTATCAATCGGTGGCGAATAAATGGTACGAAGAATTAACGAACTACTGGACCGGAGTTTTTGAGCCGAATCGGGCAAGTGTTATTCACGCAACAATACATTGAGTATATGAAAAAAATAACAGCGATCATCATAATTGTTTTTCTGTTCGGTTGTTCTCCCTCCCAGAAGGCACCTGTTGATGAGGCTCAGATAACAGCCCTTGAACAAGATTACGCAGTTGCCCTATGGAAAGCGAGTAAAGCAAAAACAGATGAATGCACAAGCCCTTTTAAGTGGATTGCCTACACGTTTATCCCAGATAAAAACTGGTCTGATTGTTGTTGGCAGCATGACTTCGATTATCACTATGGGTATTTGTACAACATATCAAGAGAGCAGGCCGATTACGAACTATGGGAGTGCGTTGACTCAGGCGGTAATCCTGTTGTCGCAAGGGTGATCTATACGGGCGTTAAAATAGGCGGCGGTTTTTATTACGAAAACGGAGAGTAAAATGGCAAACATCAATCAGCAAGTCAGGTCAAAAACGAATCAGGCATTGGTAATTACCGGGGCTATCCTTTCTGTTTTACCCGCATTCGGAATAGACATCGGGGAAGAGGCAACGGCAGGTATTATGACAATCATTGGTATCATAATGAGGCAGGTCACCAAAGAACCTCTTTCCGACAAATAAGGATAAAATTAATGCAAGAGTTTATCGCAAGAATATTCATCGATCATTGGGAGAAAGTCGGAGTTGTAACCCTTATTACCATTGTCTCATGGGTAACAAGGATGGATTTTCGAATCACAGCCCTGGAAAAAAAACCGCCATGTCCAACGCTCGATGATTGTTCCGGGAAAATGCTTGCAGCCGAAAAAATCAACCAAGGTAGGTTCTCTTCAGGGGTTAGGGAATTTGACAGCTTGGCAATAGCAATTCGAGAAACGAACAAAATATTAGAGGTGCGTTTTTCTGACATCGATCAGAAATACGACAGGATCATCAATCATCTCTTGGAGATAAAAAAAAATGAATCCAGTAGAAAGAACTGAACACGTTTTGAATATGCCAGCCATGCACCAACTTGTTATCGATCTAGCCAAGTGTCGAAAAAGTTGTGAGCTCTGCGAGGAAATAATACCAGGATTCAAAACACGTTTTGAAGGGGTATTGTCAATCAGTAACAGCAATGTAAAGGACATCAATATCAGAGCAAAGATAAACCGAGCAATCAACAACTGCCCAATTGATGCGGTGTCACTAAGGAAGCAAGATGTTCCGGCCTGATCGCCTGCGGGAACTTATCCGGTTTTCCTTGAGACCGATTAACAAGTGGTCTGAAGAAGCTGAAGAATTAATAATAATGATTGCCGCCCATGAGTCTTATCTCGGTCTGCACCTTAAGCAAATCGGCGGCGGACCTGCCCGTGGTCTATATGGCATAGAGTTGGCTACCGAAAAAGATATATGGCGATCGTATTTGGCATATAAGCCAGGGCTGGTAGCACAGATTAAATCAATGGGCGGCCCTAACGGCCCCGATGAGCTGCACCTGACATATAATTATATCTATGCAACAATCATGTGCCGTGTTAAACTGTTGCAATGTCCTGGCCCTCTTCCGGCAGCGGACAACCTCCCGGCAATGGGCAAATATGCAGACGATTTTTACAACGCCGGGGGTAAGGCAAGTCCCGACAAATACATAAACGATTATAAACGACTGGTTTTAAACTAAAGGAAAACATTATGCCAATGTCAAGAGAACCAAACACTACAATAGTAATGCAGGGAGCCTTTACCCCTAACCGAGTGCAGGCTTACGAATTGGGCGTTGCGTTGCCGCTACAGACAAACGACCGAGTTTTCAGGGTTCGTACCGAAGTGGGTGTGATTTACACAATGGCTAACGGTGGGGCGCAAGATGAAATAACCCTTATGCCAGGGGAGACCACAGGAGTCGGTGACCGCAATTCAGGCATGACTCATTTAACTTTTGATGCAGCAGGATTTATCGAGGTAATGTAATGGATATGTCCTTTTGTGGCATGACTCCTTTTGTTGTTCTGTTCGGGCTATCTGCCAACCCTGGCGAAAAAACCGCCGAGCTTTCCACGCCCACACTGTCAAGGCCGTTCTGCCCATCACCAAAGCCAGAATCAACTGACGCGATCACTATAACCGGCGGGACATACCAACTCAAGGTTGATGGTGTGTGGGGTGCGCTTACGGCTGACGCTGGCACTTGGGGCACGGCTACAGCCGCTAAAGTTTCCATAGAGAGTAGTGGGGCTTATGAAACTCCTGTAAGTGCTGTGATGACTATTGGTGGAATAGATTATACGTTTACAGTTACTACCAGAGCAGCCGATATAATTTGTGATCCATTCACTTTCGATCCTGTCTATGATGTCTTGCTTAATACTCTGACCGAATCAAATGAAATCACTGTTGCAGGTATTGAGATTGACGTGCCGATAACCGTGGTTGACCTCGAATACCAGATCAACGGTGGCGCGTGGACTTCAGCTGAAGGCACGGTTTCGCTTAATGATGTTGTCAAGGTTCGAAGGTTGTCGTCAGTTGATGAAAACTTGGCCGAGACAAGCGGTACTCTTTATATTGGGACTGTTTCTGGTGTATTTACCATTACAACAGAGGCTTATGTTGATAGAGTTGATCCATCGATACCAGCCGGATTAACTGCCGTAGCAACGGGCGCAAGCACAGTTGACGTTTCCTGGGAAGCGGCCACGGACAATGATGCTATATCTCACTATATCCTACGTAGGGATGACGTGGTAATTGGTGGCAATATCGAAGGGCTATCATATGCCGACAGTGGCTTAACCGACGGTACTGGATACAGTTACACTATTGAGGCAGTGGACACCTCTGATAATACATCTGGTCAATCGAGTGCTGCCCTTGTAACGACAGATCCGCTCCCGGTATTACTCTGGAATGCCGAGGATGGGCTTGTTTCCGAAACCGGTGGAACGTGGCAATATGAGTATGCAGGACCGCAATATGATGATAGCGGATTGAGTGTTGGTGCTGTACCTGTAAAACATTACAACGTCGATGGTAGTTTAAAAGGATATTGGGGCGGACCTGCTTACGCTAATATTCTACCATCATTAAGTTTTACATTATCTGGAGGCACGGCAACAACGGGCATTGTTGATCCTGACGGAGGGACAGGAGCTTATGCACTTACCGAAAGCGCAACAACTAGTGCCAAGTGGATAGCCCCTAGTTCGGTCTCAGGAACTAGTTTTGTTGCTGGTGCTACCTATATTATGCCGCAAGTTATAAAGATGTCAGGGAGGAGGTTCGTCCAATTAACTGGCAGCGGTGGTGCCTTTGGTTCAAGTCAATATGCAAACTTCGATCTTCAGGAGGGGGCCATAACCGCTGTTGTTGGGTGTACAGCAGGGATAACCCCACTTGGGGATGGGTGGTTTTTGTGTTGGCTAAGAGTAGTTGCAACTAATACTGTGTCTGTAATAGGCAACATAGTTTGTTCAATTACGGCCGGTGACTCAACTAGAGTGCCGAGTATAGCCGGAATAAACGGTGAAGCTTTTAAAGTATGGCAACCAATGACCATAGCCGGGACTAACAGGATGCCTTATGTGCCACCAACCACTTCAGTAGTATCCGCAGCAGGAACCTCAAGTGACAACGGTATGTATCTGCCAATGACAACAGATGTCAGTGCAGCTTTGAATACAGCCGCTCAATTTGCTCTCGCAACCTTGGTTACTGTAGGAGTCTCAAGTGCAAACCTATCATCTGATGCCAACATACTCAGCACAGACAATGCCGTAGTCAAGCCTCTGTGTTTTGGAGCATCGGCAACAATAAAGGCCGGTGATGGGACAAACACCGCAACAGTCACCGTGGTTGATGGTTGGGCAGAAGGCGAGACTATCGGGGTAACTCTAAGATCAACGACCAATGGAACAAAGCTCCAAGTTGGGTACATTAAATCCTCCGAAACAGAGATAACCTGGGGAACTGAAGTAGATTTCACTGGCTCTTTAGGTACCGAGCCAATAAGACTTGCCTATAATTCAGTTATCCCAATATGGAATAGGCACTTGCAGATATGGGATACAGAAACGGTTGATGACAGTGAATTAATATTGCGCTTAAACGAGGCATAAAATGGCCGAATACATATCTGGATTCTTTGTTTCTGATGGTCTTGGATTAACATCAATCAACGGTGTTAAGCCCTTAAACGCATGGCCTGTTTGTATCGATGGGACGGATCAAATTGTCATGGCTATATGGAAGAAAGGCTATTTCCCATACGTTGAGGGGGAAATGACCGAAGCTATCGACAGCGTGCAAGTAAGTATTGTGGACAAGGCGTTAGGTGATGCTCGCGAAGGGGTCCCAACCACTCCTCAGCTTTACGATAAATGGACTGCTGATACACCTGTACTGGTTGGACAAATGCTTGTCCATGAGTGGGATGTCGAAGGCGTCAGAAACGTTCAGCTTTATAGGGTTTTACAGCCTCATACAACACAGGCAGATTGGGAGCCACAGAACGTTCCTGCACTATTTGTAAAGGCTGTTCCTGCCGGGGTTGTTGCTGATTGGGTACAGCCATCTGGCGCTCATGATAGTTACAACATTGGTGACAAGGTTATGTACAATGGGGAAGTTTATGAGAGCCTGATAAATGCCAATGTGTGGAGTCCGAGCGGATATCCCGCTGGGTGGGTCAAACTATAATGGAGTAGTGGAATGCAACAACAGTTTAAGAACAGCACCATCCTATATGCCGACGACTGTATCAAGCTCCATAAACATGTGACCCAAGGCACCGGCAAGGTTGTCTTACTCATTCCTCCCCACGCAGGGCGACACGGAAACATAGCGCAAAACATGCTTGATGCACTGGCAGCCGAGGGTTTGAGAGTATATTGGTATGAGTTACTGCCGGCCACCATGCAGACATGTACCATGTCGGTGTATGGTTTGGTTCAAAAAATCAAACTGTGCATGGATATGGTTCTCAATGACACGCATGTTGATTTTGTCGATTTACTCGGGATCTGTCAAGGCGGGTGGTTATCGGCTATTTATACCGCGCTGTATCCTGAAACGGTCAGCAGGTTGGCTTTATTCGCCTCACCGATCAATCTTAAAACCGGCACGGATAACGGCATTGAGAAATACTGTAAAACAGCGTCTATGGCTTGGCATAGGATGGTGGTTGATATTCATGGAGGATATCAGCCGGGATACATGCAGTGGCTGGCTTTTGCCTTAGCTAATCCGATTCCGGTGTTTTGCACTCGGTATCAAAAACGGTTAATATACATGATGAACGATGATAAAGTTGCCCTGGCTAAACTGGACCGAGACGATGCTTGGTATGATTACTTTATAGACCTCCATGGCACATGGTTTCTTGAGGCCATGGAACATCATTTTATCGGCAACAAGTTATATGAGGGCACTTGGGATTTAGGCAATGGTATTATCCCGAAACTTTCAAATATTGCCTGTCCAATATCGGTATATGCCGGTGCAGATGATGACATAACCCACCCTGAACAGGCGAGGGGCGTACTTGACAAGGTGTCGTCGAAGGACAAGAGGTTTGCTATTTTTGAAGGTGCTGGTCATACTAAGGTTTTCGCGGGGGGAAAATGCATCAGACAGTTTATCGATGATTTTTACCCTGGATAAGTCCCACGCTTATCCAGGGTTGTGTTTTACGCAAACTCTTTTAATTCAATTATCCGGTATAATTCGTCGATCAACTCCTTGCCTTTTTCGAACGCTTCAAAATTATTACCGTCCCGATCGCAAAACTTTCGGATGCATTTAACCGCTTCGAATATCGGCCACAACATTTCATATTTGTCTTTGTTGTGACCGTGGAGTTCAATAAGATCGATTATTATCGTTTCACACATACAGAGAATCGCTGTGGCTGAATATCCGCTGTCGGGATGATCCATAACAAACTTAGTGAACCGTTCGCGCCGTGCTTTGACCCATTCTCTATTGCTAAAGCCAGGAAAGTTTATTATTGCGCTACATGTTGCATCATATCCATTTGTAACAGCCTGACGCATATCGATACGGCTGAAACTGTTGGTTTGGCGTAGGGTTTCGAAGCAGCCTGCAAGAATTGCGAGGAGAACAAGAGATTGGTCTGCGTGCTTAGCCATTGATGGTTGACTCCGGGGAAAAACACGAACACCTCAAACTCAGCTTCCTGTAGCATTTCCCGCTCTCATCAACTTTAAGTTCAGCGATCCTCCTCCCTTTTCTACCCTTGATGGTTTTTGCCATTGCACAAATCCTCCCAGCTCTCAAGTATTCGCATTGCATAATCACACCATTTGGTTAAGGTTAAATATCATGTATTGCTTTTATCTTACTGTTTGTGCGTTGTTTTAGATTTAGGCACCCAATCCTCAAAAACAATCTTGTCAAAATCGGCAAACTCTTTGATATACATCCCAAACAGGGCTTGGAGTGACGGCTCTGTAAAATAGTTCACGATTTTGGTTACCATTAGGGTGTCTCTATCTAGAATTTTAGTGGTGATCTTGAAAATGTCGTTGTCGAACAAAGCAAGAACAGTCTTCCTTAATGTTTTGCGATTGAAAGCCACTGTCGCCTTAATTAGTTGTGGTTTATTCTCCATAATTTCCCTCAACAAACTCAGGACATTGTTCAATTGTATCAACAAACGGCAACTTTGCCCGATCCGCAATAGCCTTGTCTATTTTTCCGTCATCAATAGCGGCATAGGATATTGCCAATTCGATATCACACAAAGCCTCACCGTAATTACCGTCTTCGTCAATAGGACAATCTTTAGCGCATCGGTCGCAGTTTATATCACGCCACATCATAAACTCTGTTCCGTTGGAAAATGCGGTTATTCTTTCGCTCATCGTAAAACCTCCAAAAAGCCCTTTATAACATTTTGATGTAGCACAGTCCATACCATCCTACACCTGCGCCTCTACTTGTTGCGTGGTGAGCCGTTTTTCGGCCCTAGTTTCCATTACATCGGTTATAGCAGAACAGATATCCTCGACTATACCACGGACTGCGCTCATGGCCGGATCGTTTTCTCTTGGAACCGTCGCGAGAACAAACGTTTCTCCTACTACGACATAGTAGCGTTCGCCGCCTATTTCGATCATTTGCCTGGTGCAGTGGTCAACTTCAGGTTTTTCGCTCATGGCTTTTTCAACCCCTCGATAGCGGCAAGAGCGACGCTGGCTCTGTCAAGGTTAATCCTGGCTGTTTGCACTCTCTCCTTGGCTTTTTCAAGCAGGTAGGTATAAGCGGCCTCCCAGGTATCGTGATACTGTTCGTAACCACATTCTTTTTTTACCCGTGAGCCTTTGATGTAAAAGAAGTGCTCAGTTTCTTTTTCAACTTCAACTTCCTGAATCAGTTTGTTTCTGTAATAACCGCCTGTTTTGAATTTAATCATTTCACCCTCCGTTAATTTTGCTTACCATCAACCCGGCGTGTAATCCCTTGCGCCGATAGCTCAACTTTTCTTACTTACCAGTACGTCTAGCCAATCCTGTCCAGGGATAAGGGGAATCTTTACCTCTACTGGCATATGTCTTTGGACATTCACCGCATTAGCTAAACCATATGCCGCCTTGTGACCTGTGTAATTGAAGTCGTTGTCTCCAAATACCACCAGCTTTTTAACACCGTTTGGCGGCACAAATTTTTCCATTAATATTGCTGTTGTTGCAGCCCATGTTGGTATTCCGAAAAGCTCAGTGGTGGCTATAGCTGTCTCAATTCCTTCAGCTATACCCAACACTCCGTTTTCAGCCACAGGGAAAAGCCGACAAGCTCCACCTGTCAGTTTTTCTAGTGCTGGTATTATTTTCTTAGCGTCTTTGATTTTAAGTTTTTCCCCTTCGGCGGTTAGATATGTTCGGTGCATTGTTAATGCCGTATTGTCTTTACTGGTAAAAACTGCAAGCATGGCCTTTTGGTTTTTCTTGGTTTCAAGTTCCCAACATTTTTTATGGTATCTCAAGTTGGTTGGTAGTTTTGTCAACCCTCTTCCGGTTAAATATCTGTAGGCTGGATCACCTTCTTTTAAAATATCCGAACCCATAAATATTGACCGCATGACATCTGCCGATACTTTCGGATCTTCTTTTCTTGGTATAGCGTCAACTGATCCTATGATACTGGCAATTTCTTTTAGTGCCCCCGGGAAGTCAACGCCTAAGACTTTCTGGACTATCGACCATCCATCACCAGGGCCGCAGCCGTTGCAATAATATGTTCCCTTCCCTTCTTTGTCATCAAATCTAAATCTGTCTTTTCCCCCGCACATGACGCACTCTTTGTGCCTACCATCACCGACATCAATTCCAAGAGAGTTAAAAATTCCCGGCCACTTTCCCACAACGTCTTGCTTTAATTGATCTCCGTCAATCATGCTGTTACCCCTTTTTGTTTGCCTTTAAGGTATCGTATCAACTGGCTTTTCATATAATTTAAAAAAGCCTCGTCAGGCGGAATAGGGGAGACATCTTCCATTCCTTTTGGCTTTACGCCGAATCTCCCTCTGTACGCGCCGTATATTCTGGACGGCTTGTTATTTTTTTGTCTGGGAACCCAATGAAGAAGCATGCCGTAAAACATCCTTTTTTCTGCCATTGTATGTTTCTTTTTCCCTTTTAGCTCTTGCAAATCAGCGTCAATAACATCAACTTTTTTCCCAAACTTCTTAACTTCGGTTCCGCAATCAGGGCAAATTTTAACGCCTTCAAACACAGCAAGACAAGCAGGACACTTACACGTAGTTTTCTCTTTCTCTTTTTTCTTTTTTTCTTTCCACGCTTTTTCTTTTCCTTCAAGCGTCCACTCTACTTCGTCGGTAAGAAATCCGTGTTCTTCTATCACCCCGCCATGGTCTATAATTATACAATCTCCACCGTGTTTTTTGGGTCTTAGGCCACGACCGCAGCATTGTCGATAAAGACCGAGTGACTTTGTTGGACGAGCCATGACAACACAGCTTATATTGGGACAGTCCATGCCTTCCTGGTAAAGAGCTACATTACATAAAACGGTTATATCTCCGCTCTCCATCATCCTGAAAGCATCGTCCCTTTCTTCGTCGGTCGATTTTGCGTCAAGGTGCATTGCTGAAACGCCGTGTTTTTTAAATTCTTCGCATATGTGTATCGAATGCTTAACCGTTATACAAAAAACGATTGTAGGGCGATCCTGTGCTATTCTGAGCCAGTTTTGAACTATGTCACCAACTAGTTTAGATGTGTTGTTTTTCTTTTCAAGGGCAGTAGTGTCGTAATCACCACGAACTATCTTAACGCCTTCGACTTCTGGCGGTGCGGCAAAGTACCTAGCCTCTGCGAGAAAACCATTGTCGGTCAATTCTTTTACGCTGATAACATCAACGATCTTGTCATAAAGACTGCCAAGCGGTCTATTATCGGCACGAACGGGAGTTGCAGTACAGCCTATTATCACCCTATCTTGATAAAACTCCATAATTTCCATGTAGCTTTTCGAGAGAGACCGGTGGCATTCATCCACCAAAACAAGAGAAGCGTCGATGAAAAATTTACCATCCTCAAAATTCAACCGTCTTTTGTATGTCTGGTACGTTCCTATCTGAACTTTTTGCAAGGTGTCTGATTCTTCCCCGGCCATAATTATCCCCGGATTTATACCAAAAAGTTGCAAAGTGTCTCTCATCTGGTAAACAAGGTTCCTTCGATGAACGAGCCACAACACGGTGTTGCCTTTTTCGACAGCAAGTCTAATTATTTCTGAAACGATCCAACTCTTGCCTGATCCAGTAGGAGACACTAGAATAATTTTTTTACAATCTTTGGTTATTGCCGCCCTTGTTTCAACAACAGCCCAGAGTTGATATTCTCGTAATTGAGGCAATACTCGTTCAACTATTTCGCCAGTGTCTATGTCTTGCAACACTCCGTCAATTTCCCAAATGCGTCTTTGTTTCATTCCTTCCAGAAAAACAGTCTTCATATTTTCTCCGTTTTAAAAAGGACAGTCATCATCTAGTAATAAATAATTAGATTGTCCTTGGATAGGATGTAGTTTAGTAGTCCTGTTGTTGTTACTACCTAAGGCTACCCTTGGCGACTCTTCAGTGTCGCTTAAGGGTAGGTTAAGGGTCGCTTTAGGGTCGCTTACTTTTTTTTTGCTGCTTTTTTTCCCACCAAGAGAACCGCTTTTTGCTTGTTTTTCTCTATACTGCTTTACTTCGTTAATTACTTTCTTAGTGTATTCTGTGCTACCTTTGGCGGCCACTAAGTCAAGAACGAATTGAGTGAGCCATTCCTTGTGTTTTCCATCTGGAATTTGCAAAACCTCGGACATTAATTCGGCTGCAACTATTTTATAAAAGAAAGGCTTACAATTCATTGTTCTCCTTTCTTCCATTCTTCTACTGTTTTGCTGCCTTTTCTCCTGTTACAATTAAGGCAAGACGTAGCCAAGTTGTCACGTTCATTACTTCCACCAAGAGAGAAGGGTATTATGTGGTCTATCTCCATAAAACCACTATTTTCTCCACAATAAACGCACGTATTATTATCCCTTAAAAGCACCTCTCTTTTTGTTTTTTCCCATAATGCACCAGAAGGTCTTGGCGTGTTTTGATACCGGCATATGTTTGTCAGTATTTCTTCGACATCTGGACGCAAGGGGTCTTCTTGCAGTAGGTTTATAAAATCAGCTACGGTCATCCCGTCGTTTTTGTCATCAACACAAAAATAAAACAAACTTGGGATATGAACAGTGAAGTGTGATATTTTTCTCATTTAACCCACCAAAACAAAAAAGGCATTTCAGTAAGCCCAAAAGAAAATCTGAATATCCCAGAATATCCATCTCTTGGTTTGGCGTGCTTACTGAAATGCCTTCGTTTTTTTAGTATCATCTCTGTTGTCCATTCTGGGGTGAACTGTTTGGCCTAAGTTGGTGCCACCCAACCTCGCTGACCTGACAGAGCAACAATACTAAACCTACCAATAATTTCAACTAAATTTTGACAGGGTTTGGAACTTTTTTGTGAATAATTAAGGTGTTACTTTGTGGTATGGATGGGGCTTAATTATGATCGATATCTTGTGCAATTGCAACTTCACAATCAAACAATGTCGGAGCTATAGCCATATTGTCGGCCTGGTTAAGATAGGTTAGGCTGTCGGCAAAATAACCGGGATTTAATTCACAACATTTGCCCTTGCGACCTTTAATTACTGCCCTGTATGGAACAGTGGCTAATCCTCCGAATGGATCATAAACAAGGTCGCCTTTGTTGCTGTATCGCTCTATTATCCTATCTACTGTATCAATTTGTAAGGGGCAAATATGAGTTGTGAGGTTCTTTTGTTTCTGATTGCCGTTAAGCGTTCTCATCCTGTTTACATCTATCCAAACGTCGGGATGGTTTGATGGAGGATCAAGCAACATGAACGTTGAAGGAAGCGCGCCCTTAATATCCAGAGCCTCACCTATTTTGACATGGGTTTCGTAATCATAAACACCGTCAGATAAATATTTTTTAAACATCTTTCGGATTATTTGCGGCGGGTATGTTACTAGCTCGTCAACAGATAAAAGCCTATCTCCTGAAGTTTTCCAAAAAGCGTGAGCGTCAATTTGCCAGCGTGACCGAGAATATCCGCCGATGCTTTCAAAGTGTTGGTATGTTTCGCACTTATTGCAAAACCATCTGCGCTTTTCATCCCCATAAAGCAATGGGTCTTTTTCTTGAGCTTCAACTTTTATATCTTCCCCTGCAATCGGATGGTGTCCGCAATTGGGGCATTCGTGATAGTCGCACTTCTTTTTAACAACCTTTTTATCGGCATAAGCATTACTTAAATCTGTCGGAGGTTTGCGGAATATGAGAATATACTCCGGACAGCCTACGCCCATTTTCGAACCGTCTTTGCACTGCTCGGTCCAGCCAAGGCGATAGGTTTGGTTATTCTCCCGGACAACATCAGTTACTATCGTAATAATTCCGATCTTCTTAAAGCCGTGTTTCTGAAAATGCAGGCTTGTTTCTTCCAGCATATTGTCGCAAGTCGGAAATCCAAAGCCGGTGACGTTGCCGAATAGGATCCTGTCCTTAATGTGGATAGCGGCAATCCTGCCGGGGTTTAAAACTCTGAACAAGTGCGGAGTAAGAAAATCCATCTGCTGCCAGAAATGGGAGTTGCTTTGAGTGTGTCCAAAATCATTATAACTTGGCGTGTATTCGTAATGGTTGGCAAAAGGAATTGACGTATGGATTAAATCAACGCTGTTTTCCGGCATGGAGCGAGTTTCTTCCACGCAATCGTTATTTACTGCTACGTAGTTTTTTCCGGCAACCTCAACTCTACTACAACCGATACCGCGAGATATTTCGTCCATCATCTGCAAAGTCGAAAGACCGTGTTTTTTTATTATATCGCTCATTTTATCCACCATTATGTTATGATTATCCCACTTTTCTTTTAATATCTGCAAGACACGCTTTTCGGTATCGGTGTAGATGACATGGACGTGACATTCTTTGTCCTGTAAAAACCTGACTATCCTATGGAAACTCTGGATAAAATCGTTAAATTTAAAACCTATTCCGAGATATATTGAATTATGGCAGTGTCTCTGGAAATTACAACCCGATCCGCTTAGAACGGGCTTAGTGGCCAGATATTGGAATTTTCCATCTGAGAAATCTATTATCCGCTTTTCCCGTTCATCCAGATCAAGAGAACCGAAAACCTCTTTACAAGCCGGCAGCGCCTTTTTAATGGCATGGCGTTCTATCTCTTGATCGTGCCAGATTATGAAATTATCTTCCGGTCTGTCTCCGACAATCTCCATCATTTTTTCTATTCTTTCATCGACACTGTTTCTTTTTTCCCGGCTGGCATCGGACAAAGACAAAGCTGCATCGTTGAACATATTCATTTGCCCGGTCTTCTCGGTCCTGAATCTAACCCCGGTAGGTATTTCGTGATAATGAATATGTACTTTAGGTACCACATAACCATCGTCGCAATATCCGAGGTCAGACGGACGTTGCAGGAAGATAGCCCATGAATTAAGCCAGTACCAAAATTCTGTTTCATGGTGTGGGTGCAGTGTTAAATTGTTCGCCTTGGTGCTGTCTCTTTGGAAAAACCTTGTCAACGCCTGGCCGGTATCGAGTATGCCAAGGAAACCAGCGTAATGGATAAGCTCTTTGTAGCGGTTTGGTGATGGTGTAGCGGTAGCGACAAAGCGGTATTTTACATCCTGGAAAAGATCAAGAAACGATTGATATGTTTTACTGCCATAACTGCGAAGGACAGATGCTTCATCCAGACAGACAACTTTGAACTCGTTCACGTCGAGCCGACCATCTCTAATGCTTTCATAATTGGTGATGTAAAATCCGTCACCGTCAAGCTCTTTTGTCCACCGGATAAACTTCAGGTCCATATCTAAAAGTTTACCGTCCCGGGTGAACTCTTGACGTACTCCGAGCGGAGCGACTATTAAACATTTCCCGCCCTCTTTGTTGAAAATTTGCCTATTTATTTCGAGCTGCATAAGGCTCTTACCCAATCCGAAACTAGCAAAAATCGCCCTTCTTCCCCCAATCAGCGCCCATTGCACAATGTCACGCTGATGTGGAAAAAGGACAGAGCTTATTTCTTCTTTGGAAACATCAAAGCCGGTCCTGTTTTCAAGGATCATTTTTGATCTTAAAAATTCCAGATATTCCACATTTACCTCCGCAAAAAAATATCCCCGCCTACATACCATTGGGGTGAGAGTTTTCGTCAGTGGCGAAAGACCCAAGGTTATAAGCGGGGATATGGTTACTGATTTACGCCGACTCTCACATCGGTTGTTTTTTTTGGACCTTAACACATAATTTCAGTTAAGATCAAGCGCTAATGTCACCGGCCATTAAATTAGCCGCGCGCCTTAATCTTGAATTGAACCAGCGTCTTATCGCATAACTTCTGACAAGGCTGATTACTGTAAACCACGCCCCTATCCCGATATTCGTTTTCAGCGAAACATGAATATCGAACATCGGGAAAACTACTACCTGTGAAATCAGAGCTACCCAGAATCCGATCAGGATATTCATGATTGATTCTATTAAACTGCTTATCTTGGATTGCATTTGAAGAGCCTCAATTGTCTCTTGTTTTTCGGTTTAACCTCAAGCCGACCAGCACAAGCGTCTTCCAGTCTCTTCGCCCGTTTTTCGATCTCGGCCATGTATTCACGGCCTACTGGACGGCCACCAACTAAACCGCATCTGCGTGTTTTGAATATTGGTTCATCCAATGTTTTTGCCATTTTCAAAGCTAGCCCACCATATTTCACTTTCTCTTTCGTATTGGCTTTTGGTTACGTCGTCGATAGCAAAAACAGAGAAATCCTTACACGACAGCATTCCTTGAGCCCAACCTCCGTTCCCTTCTAATAACGTCTCGGCTTCTTCAATTAACCCTTCGGTAAACCCGCAAAAGTTGATAGCCTCATCCCTTGTAAACCACTGTTCTTCTTCGTCTGAACAACTGCCGATAAAGTAAATATCTTCTCCATCGGTACCTATGTCGTCCTCGTAAATATCAGGGTAGCTATTTTTTAGAACGCTTATGTCGGTTCCATGTGGCACCTTTATCCTGACTTCCATTGACCAAGCCTCCAAAATAAGTTAATATTAATCCAATCGCGCCCGGCACCCTGACTTAGGTTACGGTCGGGCCTTCTTGTTTATTTGACTTCCAAAACCTCTTGGTACGTCAAAGTCTGTTCCTCAGTGTCACGTATCCAAGCGTCAACAGCCTCTTGATTCTCGCACCGTGACAGGTCAACCGCACCAGCCATGCCGTTTGATTCAATCAGCAGCATGTTTTTGCCTCGATTACACCACAGGACCAAGCCTGGAGCAATTTTTACTTTTTTTGTAGTTATTGGTCGGCACGACTGGTGAGGCTCGGCTACCCTGTCCCAACTGTCTTTTGGCTTGAAATTACTGCATGGTTCGATTCCCCGGCAGTCTGAATCTATTTGGTAATAGAGGCAATCGTAACAATTATTTTCACTGTTGTTCATAATGTTCACAGGCTCCTTCAACGTCTTGAATGTTAAAGCGCTCTCTGGAATGCTTTATGTGCCGCATGGTTGAGCGCTGTTTCGGTTTTCCGGCAGGGTGTACGCAAGAAATATCTCCTACCCTGCCGTCGTTTAATGTTACGTGATGTCGGCAATAGATGCAGCTCATTGCATTACAACCGACAAAACTCCGTCAATCTCAAGAATCTTTTGCTCAACTGAGTCAAGATCGGTTGAACTTACTAACACAACATAGGTTCGGGATTGCGGCGGGTCATCGCTGAAGGGATCGCTAAATACCGGCGGTTTTTCTTCCATGTTTTACCTCAATTCGTTGACTATTCCATCAAGCTCACTGGAAAATCTAATGAGCGCCAAATGTAACGCTTCACAAAACTCGTCGTTTCGCTTTTCAAGGATGATAAGTGGCTTCATTCCAGGCATGTAGCTCATAAAATACCAGCTATCAAAACCAGTAACCAACATGCTACCATGTACCTGTTGATAGTATTCAGGTGGCACTCTTCCTTTCAATAAATATTCAACGTGAACGGCCATAGAAGGACATTTTATTTCAAGTCCTAGTGTTGAGTTAAGACCGTCAGGAGAGCACGAAAAAAGGCCGCTGTCATGAACGCACATGCCGACCTCTTCGACCTCAACTCCGGACAGCATTAAAAAAAGGTTTCTCGCTTCAGGCTCAAGCTCAATTCCCCTGGTCATGGCAGCGTTCTGATACGATTCTTCGCGTGTGCCGGTTATCCTTTCACCTGCAAGCTGATAAAGGTATTTCTGTCTGCTCTTGCTGGTTTTACCGTCACAGGTGACAATGTTTTTAAACTGGCTGGCTGATGGCATCCCCGTTCTGGCCTGGTGCCATTCCGTACTTCCCTGAACAAGGTCAAGAATCTTCATGACTTCACCTTCGATTTGACCGCAACCATGATCGCAGGGAATTTGTCCGTGGTAATTTGGTCGAGTGATTCAACACCGGCGTATGCTTTGAATTTATCAATATCAACGCTCCGGTCTTTGATTTCTTTCTCAAGTTTTGCCAGTTGTGCTTTTGAAATAACTGAAACTGGCTGTAGAACATGGGCCTGGCTGTCGGGATCATTATCGCCTTCAGTCGGTATAGCGAAAGCCTGAAAAGCCATAGCTTTATATGCATATGACATTGCCTTTCCTGCGCTCTTGTCCCCGCTATCCATTGCCTCACCTAGCACCGGACCTACAACGTGCTTACTACCATCCAGGGTCGAAACAAAGTCATATTCCATTTCAACGGTAGTGTGGAAAAGCGGATTGCCTTTCCCGCTGGTTCGCTCGGTGTGAACGTGGGCAAGCATTCTTGGCAGGATCACAAGGTTTGATTCAACAAGCAGGCCGGACAAAACATTATAAACGTCATCTATGCCTCTAAAATTAAAGGCCGCACCCTGTGTGCATTTCCGGTCTTTGGCTATTCCTTCTTTAACGAGGCCAGCCTGAACCATGTTGATTGCCTTATATACGCCGAAATCTGCCATGGCCTAAACCTCCTTTGAATAAATAGCATAATATCGGACACCCTCAACAATAACGAACTTTTCAACAGGGTACATCTGGCTGTTGCGTTGAATCGTTTCGGCATTGGGAAAAATTCTGTCAAAGGTAGGATCGTTCAGGTGCACATCGGCGGACTCGACAAACCTGATTGACAACAACTCACCGGCTTGTAAATTATGTTGTTCTATCTGTTTTTTAATAGAACTTAAAACGTCAATCGGTCTGTTGCTCCAATATTCGTGTTCTTCCATGATTCCCTCCTTAAATTAACGCCAGCAACACAGCGCTCATAATAACAGTTGCGATCACGATACCACAGTAACACAACCAGTCTAATTTTCTGCACCGAGACAAACAATCTGTATTGTGAGATATAACTGAATTCCAGTGGCTCATGATTTCCTCTCGTTTATTTTTATCTTGAGTGAAATATAATAAGATTGTTTGTTTGTGTCAACAAAATTTTGTTGATTGCATCGAATAAAAATTACAGTTTATCCGGTTCGTGCAAAAGCATGGTTTGAACCGATTCGGGCAAGTCCAGTTTGTAAGCGTCGAACAGGCTATGGCAGGTCAGGCAAGCGGTGACGATGTTGTTCGGGCTGTCACTGCCGCCCTGACTGCGGTTTATCACATGAGCCGGTGTTAAATTATTAGGTGAACCACAGAAGATGCAAAAACCATCCCTTTCGAAAATATACTGGCAAAGCTGGCGATATTTGGCCGGGGACAGTTTTAGTCTCTTGCCTGTGGTACGGCGATTAATTGCCCTTTTGCTGCTCATTTAATTTCACCCTTCCCGCAATGCTGGTTAGCGTCAACCCACTCGCCAAGGTCAATAACAGGCTTTTTGCAATCATCAAACTCAACCTCGATACGCAAGTCTTTTCCGCATTCGGCGTATCCGGTCCACTGGTCTGTTGCTCTTATTGTGGCTCCGTGTTTTTTGAGGAGATTTTGCAATTCAGCCGTGAAGTCTGCTGCCTTTATCTCTTCCATATATGGAACCAGACCACATTCACACTCACCATCACCCCAAACTATTCTTTGAGCACAGTGGAGCCTATGGCCAGCTTTGATAAGGGTGTCTATTTCTCTTCTCATCTGGGCGTTATTTACAGAGCAATCTGCACAAACAAGAGCGCTTGTTGCTTCGGCTATGCCGCATTGTTTGCATTTCATTTTGTTCTCCTAAATATTAACATCAGTCAGTTTGCCGCAATGTCGGCATTTGGTGCGGATTTTCTTGTCAAGTTTCGCCTGTGCTTCTACCAATCGCTGCCGCTGGTACATCCACATATTCTCTTCGCCAGCCATTCTTTCCAGAACTGCAATCGGGTTCAGTCTTTCTCCGCATGTGGCGCACGTTACCTCTTGTAATTCCCGATCAACTTCAATTTGCCTGTGCTTACATTTGGTCGATAGGTTCTTATTGGTGACTGACTTTATGGTTAGTAGGGCTGATTTGATTGGTATTGGCTTTTTCATGGCTTCTTAAGGGTGTTCGTTTCGATCACCCTGTCTCGGCACTCAGCGTCAGGATCGGCGCAAGTTTTGTGTACTATCTTTTTGTAACCGTCAACCTCGACTTCTTTGAAATGATTGCCGTATAGTTTTTTGCCACAATTCCAACAGAAGCGCACTCTAGGTTTATCCATTTTATACTCCTTTGTGGTGTTTTACGTATACTCAAGGCATAGGTGTCTTAATGACCCGTTCAAAACGAATATACCTAATACATGATATCCTCTTTAAACCATGCAAACCTCTTTCGAGGGAAAACGGCGACATTGTCAGGTACCGGTTTACTTGCCAAAAAGTGAAAAACAAGCCCAGTCGGTGAACACTGGTTTCCTCACGGATTCGTTATGAACATTCCTGTTTTGTGTCTGGGAGACCTTACCGCCGGCCAAGCGGCTCTACCGTTTTTTGTGCAGCTCATGTTCTATCTTTGGATGGGGAGAGAAAACAATGCCAAAAAACCCCGAAAGTCAAAGCTCAATACCCTGGAAGGAATTGAAGAGAGCTAAGACAAACGGGGTTCTTCGGAAATTCGGTAGTGGTTCTTCTTCCTTCCAGGGAGAGAAGTTTTGCTTACCACATCTCAATACTAAATCCTAACGACAAATTCAACAAAAAAAATCACCAATAAATCTTTGAACTTCTTCTCCGAGAAAAAATATCCTCAATCCAAAACACAACGTAAACCGAAAGCGTTGAAGCAGCCCCGGTAAGAAGAGACAGACCGACAGGGGGCCGTAACCATAGACTTCATCATAGTACCTCCTTAATTTTCCTGAAAATCTTGTAAAATATCACATACCATGGCCTGGGCAGATGTCGGCAGTTTTGATATGCAATTGCTGGGCAGGTCGTCCTTCCAGTTGTAAAACAGATAATCGCCAAGATCATCGAGCGCACTGTGGAAAACAAAACCGTCTTTAAAGAAAGCGTCTACGATTGCGTGGCAGGTCGGACACATCGTGTAATTCCCGATACTGTCTACTCTGAAAATAGAACAAAAGTAAAAATCCGAACCTTTAGCAATAACACCTTTACACTCGCAGCAAGTATGATCCTTACCGGCTTTGAGCTTTCTTTTGCTGTATCCTAAATAATCATCATCATCTTGGTTGCATCCAGCGTTACATGAACATTCCATTTTTATACCCCCACAGGTTGAATTAACGATAGGCTTCCGGCCAAGGCGATCAGCCAGAAAATTATTAGGATTGCTTTTGTTGTTGTGGTCATGGCTGATCCTCCGTTATTTCCTGCCACTCAAGATCAAGCCAACCATCAGCGTGCATAGTAAAACCACATTTACCGCACTTACAGGATTCATCAACCCATATCCAGACTATTTCGCCCTTGTTTTTATCAGCGCAATTTTTACAGGGACACCTTTGTTTTTCAGCACAACATGGACATTTCATATCATTTTTCCTTTTGAGTAATTTCTTTTCTTTTTGGTTCAGGTAACGCAATCTTTTTATCAAACCCGAAAGATAGAACATGGGTAATTAAATCCACCATGTTGTCCTGCGTAGCGTCCAGGTGGGATATTTTACTGATTACCCACTCCCTGATAGCCGGATACTGTTCAGGTGCTTTAGTACGGACTATTTTCAGGTTTTCAACGAGCTGTTGAAATTCAGGGTGGTTGCTCGGATCGCCAAGGATAATGTTGAGCAGGAATTTCTCTTTGAAATAAAGATGCTGTTCTTCTTTGGTTAGTCCGAGCTCTTTGGCAATAATGCCAGTGCACAGCCAATAATACCCCCGCTGCCCTTCTGACAGACTTTCTTTTCGCCCCTTGACGGTGACACCTATCTCGCCGAGTCGTTCAAATTCATCACGGATCGTATTGAAAGAATCACCGAGCTGTGTCTGGTTTTTGATTATTATTTCAATCATGGTTTTTCTCGTTATAATTGTTTCAGCTCTTCCAGTGCAACCTTGGCCCTTTCTACGGCCCAATTACCCTCCGACTGTGAGGCGATAAAACTCATAGCATTAAGCAGTATGTCAAAATTACGTCCCTCGGAAGGTCTCCGTTTTATGAATCTATCAACAAGACAATCACTTGAGCAGAAGTGTAAGCACTCATAATTTGCTATACTTGTAAATTCCCTTCTAGGGAGGTTGTTTTGAACACACAGTGAACCATTGTCGGTAGAAAATTCTATCCATCCATCGAGGTTTTCTGATGTTTTTTGGCACCTGTCGCATGTGTAAATCGTTTTTACGGCCACTGTTTTCTCCCTATGGAAGTTTTATTTCCTTGAATCCTCTTTTAAGCAAAGCGATTTCTCTGTCTTTTCTATCAAGTATAAGGCGCACAAGCTCTGCTGGCGGTGTTCCCCACGGTCCGTGTTCGTCTAGCATCCCATCCGAAAGGTCAAGCACATTGACGACATCTTCCAGCATATTTTCAAGTTCTTCTTTTGTCCACTTACTCATGGCAAATGATCTCCAAGTGAAGTCTCACCCTTAAATTTCAACAAAAACCGAGCCAAGGTGTTTTCCATTCCCGGCAAAGTCACCTCGTTGTAAATATTCCAGTACAGGCCGTGGAGTTGTTCGTGCTCGTCCCGGCTGGCTTCTTCCTGCTCGGCTTCGATTGCATCGAGCAGGTTTTGTTTTGCGTTGGCGAAGATTATCATTTGATAGCCTCAGCCCATTGGCTCAAAAAGAAATACTCAGCGGCGAGGATCATCAGACCGATCGTTGCAAGTGATGCGATAAGTTTGGTTGTTTCTTTGATTTTCGCTATGGTCATTTTACACCTCAAGTTGAATTTTTATCTTGACCGCAAAATAACTCTTTATTTTATCCTTGTCAACAATATTTTGTTGATTATTTTATTGACAGGCGGTTTTGGTGGTGTTATTCTGTTGGTAATTAATGGCGAGAGTGGCGGAAGCGCGTAAAAACTATTTTTAACGGCAGCGGCGCGAACAGTAGACGCAGGTGAAAAGTAAGTTTATCCGATGATCTTGGCTATAGACAAGGGAGGGAACGAAGGCCACAACTTTTCGTGCAGGTATCGAAGCCTGCCTTTCGCCAGTTTTTTAAGGGCGTATAGCTCAACGGTTGAGCAGCACACCCATAATGTGCCGATATGCTGGTTCGAATCCAGTTGCGCCCACCAATTTCACAGGACATTACGCATATTCAATTCAAGCCAAACGGAGGCCGCCATGGAACAGATCGGATAACGACCGATCACTCGACATCATGGGGAGAGTATAAAAAGCCCATGGCCTCACAGGACGGTTGATACCGTTTACCGCGGCTACAGGGTAATGGTAGCGCCGGAAGTCGTAACCGGCAAGCGTATTTGTAGTAACTGAAGAAATAAAACCAGTAACCGTAACAACCGGAGTGAAAATGACGAAAGCAATACGAGTTGAAAACGCAGACACCAGTGACCACAAGGTAATGGTGCAGGTTTGGGAAAAAGGACCGGATGGAGGGCATGCAAAAATGATTTCTGAGCATCCGTTAAATTATCCTACATCGATGATCGAAAAAACCATTTGGCAAGGTCACTTTCTAGTGATTAAAGAGGTAACGCCGTAACTAACCAGTGACACTGTGTTCAGATAACCCCCTGCCTTCGGGTGGGGGAATTTAAAAGGAGGATAAAATGCACTTTATAAAACTTACACTGGCAAACAATGAGACCACCCTTGTTAATATGGATTTAGTTTACGAGGTACGAATTGGTAAACACAAAGCTTTAAAAGGTTCTCAGCTGTATTTTTCAACAGGAGGTGAGGGAGATTCTATTTTTGTGCATGAGTCACAGGAAGAAATTCTAGGAAAATGTGAATCATGAATTGTCCAAACTGCGGCAAACCAAACGACGACAACTGGCCGATAACCGTCAACGACGAAATCAAGGACGGCGGCTGTCAAGATTGTTGGGAGTTGGAAGTTGACGCAGCGTGGTGGGATGCAGTTGATTCCTTGGCTGTCTGGTGGGACAACCCGGATTCTTTAATTGCTTATTGTGAGGAGGATGAGCCGTGAGTGTTGTCAGAGAAAACCTAATGAACCAAAAAGGGTATACGCCCTATTGCGGTAACGAAACAGGCTTTTGCCCTTTACCGAGAACACACTAAAATATGTTATAAGTGTAAAAATTACGCATCTATTTGGTGCGTGACGTGTAAACACCACAAGGACAGGTAGTAAATGAGCCACCCACGCCGGAAGAAAAAAATCGACAGCAACCAAACCGAATTAGTGAGACAGCTTCGTTCAATCCCGGGCGTAACGGTTGTAACAGACAAGGATGATTTATTAATTGGGAGAGTAGTAAACGGCGAACCCCGAACATTCTGGGTAGAAATAAAGAATCCAGCCGTAGTAAAGAAAAATGGTGAGCTACAAAAAAGCGCATTACGCAACAGTCAGAAGAAAATTAAACAGGAGTGGAAAGGACAATATCTCGTCGCCTGGACGCTTGAACAGATTTTGCAGGAAATTGGTATAACGAAATTATGAAACAAATAGAATATAACCCCGAAGCAATCCCCAACCTAATGTTCGGTGTCGGGCTATCACAAGCCGAATTTGCAGACCATGCGGGGATAAACCGCCAGCTTGTCAATAACTACATCAAAAAGAAACATCGGCCAAGTGTGGAGACTATAGCTGATTTGTGCAATGTTTATGGGGTGGAGCCGGGATACTTTTTTAAAACCAAGGGGGGGAAATGAAATACATTCTTTCTTTTGCCATTTGTTTAATTGGGGCTTTTGTCGGACAGCACCTTCTCGTTGAGCCGTGGTCGATATGGACGACAGGGGCCATTACAGGTATAACTTCTCTCTCAATAAATCAACTATGAAACCAACAAAATTAACAGCCAAAATATCCATAGTAAAAACAGGCAGCACCCGCATGAAAATATTCCACACCGACATAGGCGATATGACCAGCGCGGAAATGAAACAGGCGGGATTTAACCCGAAGCAGATTTACGAACGTGTCCGTGATAAGGGCTGGAAGCATAAAGACATTTTCCGAGAGGGGCATTTGCCCAGGGCGGCCGAACCATGTATCATCGATTGTGATGTAAGTGGACTGTCCAACGCATCACGGCTGCGGAACTTGGACAAGATTTCGGTTGGTAGTTTTGAGGCGAGTTTATGAAAGTGCTTATCGCTTGTGAATTTTCCGGGGTGGTACGAGAATCGTTTAGGGCTCGGGGTCACGACGCTTGGTCATGTGATTTAAGAGACGCAGAAGACAATTCGATATATCACATAAAAGACGATGTTCTAAATATTATTTATGGTATAGGATCCGGCACATATAACGGTGTTGAATTTCATGATCTTTCTCGTTTTGAAAAAGAAGAAGTCAACCAAGGGATAATAGAAGAAGATGTTCAGGCTTGGGATCTTATGATAGCCCACCCACCATGTACAAGGCTTACTAACGCTGGAGTCAGGTGGTTGAAGGTAGCGCCAAGAGGAAGAAGCCTTGAGGACTTGTGGCAGGAATTAAGGGAAGCAGCTACCTTCTATAAAGCACTCAGGGATGCCCCAATCGAAAAGAAAGCCATAGAGAACCCAGTAATGCACAAATATGCGAGAGAACTGATAGGGCCAATGACTAGACAAATAGTTCAGCCTTGGTGGTTTGGTGAGCCTGAATTCAAGGCAACAGGGTTTGAGTTATATAATCTTCCTCAACTCGTCCCAACTAATAAATTAACTCCACCTAAATCAGGGACAGTGGAGCACAGAGCGTGGTCTAAGGTGCACATGATGTCTCCAGGGGCTGATAGGGAGAAAAACAGAAGCAGAACCCTGAAGGGCGTAGCGGAAGCTATGTCATCACAATGGGGATAAAACAAAAACATGTGCAGAAAACTCCAAATCTACAAATTATCGGCAAAATATTGGCTACATGGAGGAGCAGGGCATGGGCAATGCAAAAAATATTTACAAAGTAAAAGATGGGCAGCTTGTTAGTGCCGAAATAATCAGAGAAACCCCTAAGCTTTATTGGATAGAGAGAGGTGAAGGGTTTGTCTATGGAACTAATTTTACCAAAGAACATGCGTGCATTACTCCAGAAGAAGCCATATTGGAGGAATACAACGCGGCTGTAACGAAAGTAGGAATGATGGAGGAAATATTGAAAAAAGCCCAAGAGAGACTGGCAGGCGCGTTGCGTCTTAGAAAAGAATACAACGTATAAGCGAGGTTATTCGATGAGCATCATACGAGAAAATCTAATGAAGCAAAAAGGATATTCCCCTTATTGTGGAGACGAAAGCGGTCTTTGTCCTTTACCAAGGACGCATTTCGATGGAGAGCAATTTGTCTGTAAGCACTGTGGGTGGATGTCCAGATTTCCGGCTGATTTTATCAATGAATATAAGGAAAAGTGGTCAGGTGCAACGATTGATACTAACTGATTATCAAAGGACAACTTAATGAAAAAAGTCCGGGTAAGATATGTAGGCAGCACAATAAACGGTCTAAAGCGCATTGTAACCCTGGAAGAGGCAGATATTGGCTTTCTTGAGGCAAAGCGGTATCTGGCCGGCTTAAGAGATCTGGAGTTGGCTGAATTGCCGCCGCCGAGGATAGACGAAGTGTCGGAGGTTGTTGAGTGATCTTTGTTTGGTAAACTTTTAAATTAAAAGGTGGGAAAATGAACATTTACATTATTGCGTTAACTGTTGGTGGTTTTTTTGCTGCAATACCCTTTGTGATATATCTAGGGTGTTGGTGTTGGCAGTTGGGTTGGGCGTGGGTAGACGACAGTGAACCAGATAAGGTTAATAAGTTTATAAAATATTTGTGTTATAAAAAAGGTTATACAGATAGATATGATGAAGACGCAGAATATCCATTTTATACGAAAAGTGGATATATTAGCGAAGGGTCCGCCCCGTTTTTCCAATTGGTTTTAATGGCCGGATTGCTTCCAATATTTGCTGTTTTTGCTTTCCAGTTCTACCCTGTTGCGTTGTCTTTGTCCCTAGCTATTGGACTCGCTTATTTGTGCAGGTTTGCCCGTAGGCTTAACAAGAGGGTTAAGTCACACGTCGTTGACTTAAATGCTCACAAGACACAATGAATCCGATTATAATAGGCATAGACATAACCAGCAAAATAGATATTCCAGTTTATGCGATTAAAAAAGCAGATGGCAGCTTCGAGGTTTTGAGTAAAAACATTGAGGTTGTCCGGGATGCTGAAATTTACCTTAACAGGAGTGGCAATGATCTTAAAGTCAAACCAGAGAAAAGAAATGCTCGAAGCGGCCAAACCACTGATGTTGTGGATCAACGAAAATTGCCACCCGCACTGTGAGGCAACAGTTGACCATAACACGGTTGTTTTGACAGAAGGCGTTGCGTGTCAACGGACTGATGAGTTTTTGCAAGACTGAGATTATTTTAATCAACGAGGTAAAAGAATGGAATGGTCAACAGAAACACCAAAACGCCCCGGCTATTATTGGGCGAGAACGAAAGACGAAAAAGGAGGCGAAGGTGAACTGGTTTTAGTGCAATTTGACGGATCACGTGCGGCAAGGCCGGGAGACAAAACTATATCATCAGCCATGGAATTTGACGAATGGTTGGGGCCAATTGCTGAGCCTAAAAAACCATTAAGGGTCAAAGAAAAAGTTGTGCTAAACTTCAATGGCTGGAAGAAGGAAGAATGGATTAATAAAGGTACAACTGAGATTGTTATTCAATTTCCACATTCGTTACCCGGTATGAAAAGCCATAGCACTACCTTTTGTCTTTCTGGTGAAGACCTATGGTCTAAGCTTCCTTTGTTTGTAAACAAGGAGTAGCCATGCCAACAAGACCAAGACCAAAACGAGGAATGTTGCGGGATGAGCCGAGGTTGCGGTATCGGGTTGAGTACACGCAAGGTTATTGTAATTCGCACGGTCAGCCAGTACCCCATGATTTTTATTTCAACCCTCACTACTCTTTTCCAACAACTATTGAAAAGAAAATCCTTCAAGAGCGCATCAACGGAATATGGGTTGATGTGGTATAGGTGACAATATGGAAGAGTTTATTATATCCATTATCATACTTTTTGTTTTATTAATGTGAGCAAGCTGATCTAGTGCAGGATGCGCTGAAAATAGAAAAATCAGGACAGGTTCCATAATGGTATTGGAAACGACTGCTAATCGTTCGAGGGTAACACCTTTCCGAGTTCGAATCTCGGCCTGTCCGCCAAAAAAACTAAGCAAGCAAATTGTTAGATAAAAAGTTGTGCAACATCTCAAAACGTGATATAATAAGTAAAATTATAATTTTTCGTCCTGTTCTATCAGGGCGTGGATTGAAACAGGAGCAACAATGGCAAAAAACATCGTCAATTTTGTTCAACCCCCATCGTTTAGGCAGCTTTCACTCGAAAGGGCCAAGTCGAATCGCATTGCAGAAATCACCGAAAAGGCGCGGAGACTCCGTGTAATTCAGGAAGTTGTTGATAAATTCGAACAGGTAGACGTTCACGAAGAGGAAGTTGTTCTCAACGACGGTCGCAGGGCTGTGTTGTTTTCTGTGCGTGATACGAAAGACGATGGGCTGTTTGTGCTAAAAGACGAACTGGACTCCGGCGCGATTACCCGGAAACAGATTTGTGACCAATTGCTCGGACTGTCATGCCAGAATTAGTCAAAGACTATCAGCCGATAGCTAAACCGGCAATCCCGGCCAGGAAAATGCAAGAGATATTGTATCGGGTGTTGAAGATGCTGGTTGACCTGTTAGCCAAGGAGCTTAAGTAAAATGAAAAACTGGCAAAAAGCAATAGCATCAATGACCACAACCGAGCAAGGCAAGTTTTCTAAAAGCGTATCAAAGATAAGGAAACCGGCTATTGACATAATCACCGATACAGAATGTTATCTGGTTGATAAGGAATTGGTTAAGGGTTATTTAAAGAAGTTTTAGAAACACTGTAGCAAAAACATAGCGGCAGACCACTCTTTTAGACGCAATCTGCCAGTAAACCACACCCCAAAAGGCGCATGGTGCAAAAGAGGAAACTCTATTGCCTGTGCGTCTTTTTTTTTTTGGAGAGAAAATGTTACACGTTGCAGGTGAAATGCCAAAATACAAATGCCACAAAGTAGTAAGTGCGCTAAAGATTGCCTCTATTGTTGAAATGGATATAAACCAAGCCCGGGAGCCCGTGGGAGCTGTCATCACCCCAAAAGAAAAAGGTTACGCTTGCTTTAATGTCTCAGGCGCGTATTTAAGTAAACATAATCCACAAGTAGGCGGATATTACGTTGTGTGTGAAGACGGTTATGAATCGTTTTCGCCGGTGGATGCCTTTGAGTCGGGACACAAAAGGATTTAGGCATGGAACCTTGTTAATTGAGAGTGATAGAGGAACAAAGAGAACTAAACAACAAGTTCCACAAATTGAGCAAGTTCCTCAACTCAGACAAAATTATGACGACAACACCAGAAGAACAGCACAGGTTAATACGGCAGATGGTATTCATGGAAGCATACTCAAATGTTCTCAGCGAACGGATAAAGGCATTTTAATGTCAAAAGGTAATTCCAGTTGCCATATCCCCAACAACAAATACAGAGAAGGTTGGGACCGGATATTTGGGAAAGACCGCAAGCGGCAAGAACAGCCAGCCGGTGACCGCAAAAAGAAACAAGGAGCAACAAAGTAAGTGAGGGCCCTAACACCAAAACAACAGATGTTCGTATCGGAATATTTAATCGACTTAAATGCGACACAAGCCGCGATAAGAGCCGGTTATTCTCAAAAGACATCTGGGTGGATTGGCCCACAGCTACTCGCTAAAAGTCACATTGCAAAATCCATAGCTGATAAAATGGAACGGCGATCTGTCGCGGTAGGGGTAGATGCCAATTACGTTCTAAAGCGCCTGACTGAGATAGACGAGATGGATGTAATAGACATCCTCGACAGCCGCGGCTCATTTAAGCCGATAGCCGGCTGGCCTAAGATATGGCGGCAGTTTATTTCAGGTATCGACGTTGCTGAAATGTGGGAAGGTCAGGGTGATGATAGAAAACTCGCTGGCCTTCTCAAGAAAATCAAGTGGCCGGATAAAATAAAGAACCTTGAGCTCATTGGCAAACACGTTGCAGTCCAGGCGTTTAAAGATCAGGTAGCGCACAGTGGAGCGATCGAGATAACCGAATCCATCAAAGACGTTCTTTCCAGGGTTGAAGATCAAACATGGGGCCTGCCGAATGACTGAGTTTGACCCCGGCTTAATGGTTGACCTCGAAAAGAAGCTGCTCGACCGTGAGTGGCGAATGGACAACCTGTATTACATAAAAGATAAGTTTGGTAATAAGATCAGGTTCGTGCGTAATGAATCACAGATGATGTTCTGGCGGTCAATGTGGTACTACAACATCATTTTAAAAGACCGCCGCCGTGGTTTTTCTACTCTCTGTGCTATCTTTATTTTAGACTCATGTCTGTTTAACTCCAATATCAACGCCGGTATTATCGATATATCTCTCGTTGATGCACAAAAGAAACTTGACAAAATATCCTTCGCTTACGTCAACCTACCAACATTCTTAACATCTGTCAGGACCACAGAAACAGACTCCAAAACAGAGTTGAAGTTTAACAACGGATCGTCTGTATATGTCGGGACTTCACATCGTGGCGATACTCTGCAAATCCTGTTTATTTCCGAATACGGCAAGATATCGGTCCGTTTCCCTGAAAGGGCCAGAGAGATAAAAACTGGTGGCCTCCCCACTGTCCACCCCGGCAACTTCATTATCATGGAATCCACGGCAGAAGGAAATAGCGGGGAGTTCTTTGATTTTTGCAAAAGGTCAAGAGACTTGATAGACAGAAATCAACTGCTAACCAAACTTGACTTTAAGTTCCATTTTTTTGGATGGTGGGAAGGCAGCGAGAACGAACTGGAACCGGAAGGTGTAGAAATATCCAAGGAAGCACAAGAGTATTTAGTAGCCTTAGAGAAAGAGCTAGGGCGAAAGCTGTCTGCCCGTAAGTGGGCATGGTATTCAAAGACCTTTGACACTCAGGGAGATGATATGGGTCGAGAGTATCCAGGCACTCCGGACGAAGCCTTTGCCGCCGCAGTTGAGGGTGTTTATTTAGCCAAAATCCTGCGCAAGATGAAAAAACGCGGTCAGATCGTGTCCATCCCCCCCGATCCTGGCATTCCGGTTAATACCGGTTGGGACTTTGGCTTGTCCGATCACATGACAATATGGCTGCATCAAAGAGTGAATTTTCAAGATAGACTGATTGGCTACATAAGCGGCACAGACGAAGACATCTATTACTATTGGCGAGAGCTACAAAAGCTCGATCACATATATGGCTATCACTTTCTTCCGCATGATGGTGAAACCAGGCGTATAGGCACAGCGAAAAGCGCAGAAGAAAAACCAAAAACAATAGAAAAACTGTTGAGCGAAGCAGGGATGAAAAACATCAAGATAGTCCCAAGGATATCCGAAAAATGGGTTGCTATCCAAGAGGTCAAAAGGTGGCTACCCCAAGTGTTTATAGACCCGGTACAGTGCAAAGATGGGCTAAATTGTCTCGAAAACTTCCGGCACGAATACGACGAAAACATGGGAAAATTCAAAGATACGCCGCGCCATGACTATGCCATGCACGGCTACGACGGACTTGAAACACTGGCGAGAGGGTTGAACGCTCATGGTGTTATCACCGATGTTCCTTTTCAGGCTCAGATACAAGTGCCTTTCTCAATGCCGTATGATACGGGGGCTGGATACTGATGTTAGGAAAATACAGCACATTAAAAGTCTCCCGCCGCAGATATCGAACACTTTTTGGAAATTATCCAATAAAATCAAGATATGCAATTTGTAGTACAAAAGAGTCCAAATGGAGCAAGTCTTGATCGAAGAAACAGAAGAAACAACGCAAGAAGACGAGCAAGACACCAGAAAGCGCCGCGCACTCATGGCCCTTGCCGACATCTGCATCAAAACCAGAGACGAAGCCGTTACGTATCGGCGCAACTCAGGTATTGAGCGACAGTGGGCCGAAGACGAGAAGATATTTAAGGAAGGAACAGAAGTCTCCCCCGGCGGTGACAGTGTAACAGACTACGCTCAAGGTATCGGTAACAAGCAGCTGAACAAGCAAAACACCCGCTCGTCTGTCGTTGTCAACATAATCCGTGGCCGGGCCGAAGTAGCCGAGGCCAGGTTTGCCGATATTCAACTTCCCACCGATGGAAGGAATTGGGGGATAGACATTACCCCGAACCCTGAACTTGACGAACAGCGCAAAGACGAACGACCAGCATTACAAAACGGCCAGCCGATAACCGACGAGCAGGGCAACAAAGCGCCAATGTCCGCAGTAGCCGCCGACAAGATAGAAAAAGCTCGAAAAGCCATGAAGTTAATGGAAATCGAGATTGACGATCAGCTTTCCGAATGTGACTACAACGCCGAACAGCGCAAGCTAATCAAACAGGCTGTTCGGTTGGGTGCTGGAATAATCAAAGGCCCGAACGTTGCTAAAGCTGTAACCAAGAAATGGATACCGGAACAACAGGAAGATGGTTCGATTGCTCACGTTATGCAGATGGTGGAGAAACAAAAGCCGTCTAGCCGCTTTGTTGATTGCTGGAATGTATATTTCTCTCCCGGTACGACATCGAACATTCAAAAATCATGCGAATATGTCTGGGAAAAAGACACTATCCTGCCAAGAGATGTAATTGATCTGATCGGAGTCAAAGGTTATTTCGACGATCAATTAAAGTCCATCCTGCTCGAACCGCCGAAACGGACATCATGGGCCAACACTGGCCGTGACGGAGAAAAAGTTACAGAGGCCGAAGTCGGCAGCGCCTTTGAGATATGGCAGGGAGTAATTGACATCCCCCGCGAGCATCTGGAAGCTATCGGCTGCAACGTCAAGAATGATTTCCGCAAGCTCACCGCCAATGTGGTGATGATAAATGACAGGCCCGTTCGGGTTGAGCTCAATACCCTTGATTCAGGCGGTATTCCTTACGATGTGTTCAGGTGGGCCGAGATTGATATAAACTCTCCTTACGGTATCGGTATCCCCCGGAGGTTGTCTTGGTTGCACCGTATTTTAAAAGCTGCGTGGAGGGCAATGATGGACAATAGCGGCGAGTCTGCTAAGTCAACCATCGTCGCCAACAAGACCCTTCAGCCTGCACCGGGGCAGTTGTGGCAACTCGGTTCTGTCTTTATCAATAAAGACGACATGGAGGACGCACGAAAAGCCTTTCAGGTGTTCACCGTTCCCAATAACCAGCAACACTATCAAGCAATCATCGAGCTTGTTTTGCGCTTTGCCGACCTCGAAACAGCGTTACCTACCATATTCCAAGGTGAGGCTCAAAAACTCCCAGATACCCTTGGTCAAACAAATATAGCAGTTGATTCAAGCAACGTAGGGTTAAGACACCGCACGAAACATTACGACGACGACATCACCGACAAGCATATAACCCGCTACTACCACTACAACATGCAGTACTCCGATAAGCCGGAAATCAAAGGTGATTTTAAAGTTATCAGTCGGGGCACTTCAGTCTTATTAGAGCGCGATCAGCAAGGCAGGGCGATTCTCGAAGTGTATGCTCTCAAGCAGGACCCACACTTTGACCGAATCATCGACTGGAACAAGGCTGCTGAAATGGCCGTTAAGTCGAAACGCCTGGATATTCTCAAATCAGAAGACGCACTGGCGCAATACGATGAAGAGAAAAAGAAACAGCAGCCGCCCGAACCGCCCGAAGTGCAGCTTGCCAAACTGAAAGCGCAAGGCGAGTTAGAAAAAGAGAAGGTAAGGCAAGAAGCGATAATGAAGGAATTGGAGTTTAAAGCACAGCAGGCTGAACTAGACCGCGCTCATGAAACTGAAATGAAAGCCATAGACTTCCAAATGAAGCAAATGGAGTACGCCGAGAAATCCGGCATGTCGCTTGATAAGTTAAAGGTTCAACTGGCATTAAGCGCTCAAGGTGGACCTACCCCACAAGTGGCAACTCCTCCAACAGAGCCCATCGGCAAGGCCAGGAAGGGTCATGCGTATGCGGAGTAATCAATGAAATGGTTCACTAAAAAAGAAAAGAACCTTCCTTTCGAAGCAAAGCTGAAACAGGAAGGAGACGATGCCGAGCTGGATATCTATTCAAAGACTTGGCGATATATAGAAAAATGGCAGCAAGAACAGATAACCGCCGAACGCGAGAAAAACGACGCACTACGCCGGGATGCTGTGGAAACTGCATTTATAAGAGGAAAGATTCAAGCTTTAAAGGATCTTGAAGAACTTGGCCGGGAAGCGTCCCGCCCTAAAGATACCCGCCTAAACGCCGGGGAAGAGGAAAGCACATGGAAGATTTGACAGACGAAGAGTATCGAGCACAGGCAGCACAGAACATCTGGGGTGGCAAGACTGAGTTGTTTGAGACACCCACAGAAAAGCCGGTTGAACTTGAGCCAGAGGTTGAAAAACCAGTTGAAGTCGATAAACCCGCCGAGGTCGAGATTGACCCCGCCGTTAAAGCTTACATCGAATCACAACTTGGCGAAGTGAACAACCTTAAGTATCGGCTAAGTCAGGCCGAGAAAAGAGTTGGGTCATTGCAGAACGATATCCAGAACAGGAAAAAACCTGAACCGCCACCGGAGATAAAGCCGGAGCCGGTTAAGAACGCCAAGTGGGAAAAGCTCAGAGCCGAGTACCCCGAGGACGAAGATAAGTTCAACGTAATGGAAGAAGTCTTTTCAGAGGCAAGCAATATTGATATCCCCGATGTGGCAAAGATCAGGGCCGAACTGGAAACTGATTTTACTACCAAACTGAGTGAGGTCCAGAAGACTTTCGAACTGAAGCTGCTCAAGAGTCACCACAAGAATTGGGAGTCAATTGTTGCCGAGCCTGAATACAACACCTGGATAGTTTCACAGCCACCGGAAATTCAGGACAAGGCTTTTAACTCCAACGATGCTTTGGATGCTGTTGAGGTAATCGATCAATATCTGCTGTCAAAAAAGCCGAAAGAAAAACCAGCAATCGAAAAAGAACGATCAGAAAGACTGGAACGAGCCACCGAGCCACCACGGAGCGGGGTCAACCAAAAAACCAAAACAATCGCCGATATGACCGACGAAGAATACCGGAAAGTAGCGGCGGCCAAAATATTCAAGAGGTAGCAAATGCAAAATTATAGCACCGTTGCATCACGTAATCTAATCGATGCAGAAATGAAAATGCTCGCCCACGCTGAGACTGAATCAGTCCTCGGTATGTTTGGCGATCACAAATCCCAACCACAGCGCAAGACCGACACTCGCGTTTTTAGACGATTGAACCCGTTTAATATGAATGCAGTCGGCGCACCGAATATCAACCCCAATGCCTTTATCACCGCAGAGGGAACCACCCCGACCGCTAACACTATCAGTTATACCGATGTGTCGGTAACGCTCAACCATTACTCCGTATTATTCAAGTTCTCCGATAAGTCCGAGTTGATGTACGAGGATGATATCCCTTCAGATATGGCAATTTCTACAGGCGAAACCATTGCCGAGATTGCCGAGCTGGTTGCCTACGGTCAGTTAAAAGCTGGCAGTTCTGTCAACTACTCAAATGGCACTACCCGCGTTGGATTGAACAGCGTTATGAGCCTTAATACCCTTGACCTGGCCGCGCGTGGACTATATAACGCGAGAGCCAAGCGGGTCACTAAGACTATCGCAGCAGGTCCCAACTTTGACACTGCACCTGTAGAGCCGGGGTATGTGATCTTTGTTTCAACAGATCTTAAATCCGATGTGCAAAAGATTGACGGATTTGTCAAACGGGTTGAGTATGGTTCTGCAATTTCACCAGTTCACCCTAACGAGTTCGGCGCAGTCAATGAGTATCGGTTTGTATCATCTTCTTTGTTCACCCCAGTACTTGCCGCCGGTGCCGCTGATAACGGCACTATGGTCAGTGCCGGTGGAGCGAACAATGATGTTTACACCTCTGTCATTATCGGACAGGACGCAATCGGACATATCTCTCTCAAAGGAAAAGGGTATTCGGGGATCAAACCGACAATCATTTCCAGCCAGACCGCGAACCACGCGAATCCTGGCCGGTCGCATGGTTTTGTTGGGGCAGATTTCTACTATAATGCGATTCGTCTTAATGATAATTTCATGTCGCGCGTCGAGTCATGTGCTTCTTCTCTCGCATAGTCAAATAACAAATAAAGCGCTCAAAGTATCGAGCGCATAGGTGAACCATGGGAATTAAAACAGCAACAGCGGCCATGCAGGGCGCACAGAACAAAAAAACCACAAGGCAACTGCTTGAAGCAACGAGGTCAGACCTTGCCACGCTTCGAGCGGTGGTAATCCAGTTAGTCACCGATAATGCCAATCGAATAGCTAATCATAATACATTGATTGCCAAACTCAATCTCGATGCAGGCGTTACCGATGAAGATTATGCAGCAGGAACGGAAGCAGTTTCTTCCAATCCGGCGGCACTCACACTTGAACCATAAGAGGTATTAAATGAATTTAAATAACGATCCACGCGGTTTGACTGCTTGCCTTTGCAAAGCCGGTCTTGCTCTCGGAGACGGCGCGAAAACCGGAACCGCTACCGCTGCACCAAACGGCGCAGGGGTAGACTATTGTATTAAAGGTATTGTTTATCATCTGGCCGATGCAGCCGATAATATTCCTTTAACCGCAGCACCAGCACAAGGGTTGCTTACATCTTGCCTGTATGCGATTTGCATAGATGCAGATGGGACCAGACTGAGCGTCCAGGGTAATCCTGTTTTAACTGCCGACATGGTAGCTGGCGCAGCCGTGCTTGATTGGCCGCTTGCACCTGCCGATTATTGTGTTCTCGGTTATGTCCGAGTCGATACCGCATCAACCGCTAACTTTACGCCAGGCACCACGGCACTCGACGCGGCCAACGTCACAGAAACTTATATCGATGTGTTCACTCCACCGATTGAACCCTTATTGGTATAGGTCAGACAGATAATTCAGACAGGGGGAGCAATCCCCCTTTGAGGTAAACATGGGAAGAGAAACAATAGCAAATAGCGTAGGCCAGGATAAGGCAAAGACATTGCCTGAAATTGGCGCAAACGGGCCGATTGAGAAAGTCGTTGAAGGTGATATTGATCTGTCGGCCTTTATGGAACAACTTCTTACTATTCGGGTAGCGCACGACAAAACCCCCGGCTCCCTGCCAACTATAGCACCATCAGTACAATCGGTTCGGCAAAACATAATCAGGGGCATCAATCAGGATGTAAAACGCAAATACGTTGAAGCAATGGCCCGATCCAGGGTCACTGATTACGAACAGTTGGTGCAGAACCCAATGGACCCCTCAAATATCCAGATGATTCCTACCACGACGCTGACCGCTGATTTTGTGGTTATACGTGACCCACATCCGCATGGGCGCGAATGGCTCCAACAGATACTTGACCAGCCATGAACCGATTGCAGCTTGCCAAAAAGATAGCCTTTCATTCCGGCATGTCTGACAGCGGCCCTGTTTCCACGGTCAATGTGTCCGGCGAAGAGGCTAAGATAATCGACTGGCTCGATATGTCGTACCGTGACATTCTCGCCTTACATGATGACTGGCGTTTCCTGTATGGTGACTTTACCTTCCTGACCACTATCGGCAAATCAGAATATACCCCGGCTGAAGCGGGTCAGTCCGATTTTAAAAACTGGATCACCGAAGATGTCCGGTGGTGGAGAGAATTACCCAACGAACACGACCTCATCTTTACCGAATGGGAAATATTTAAACGGGTGAATCTGTTCGGCAGTGCCAGGACTCAAACAGGCCAACCGTGTGAATTCACCGTTAAGCCAGACAGGAGTATTGTTGTTTGGCCGATTCCAGATGATACATACACGATTTACGGCAACAAGTACAAGAAGGGTCTTGATCTCACGGCAGACGACAGTGAGCCGATTTTCGACAGTGATTATCACTGGCTGATAGTCTGGCGAGCAATCGTTTATTACGGGGCTGACTATGTGGAGGCTGATAAGTTCGCCTTTGCCGCCGGGGAGTACAAAAGAATAAAAGGCAATATGGAATACAACGAACTTCCAACACTACAGCGTGGAGCGCCTTTGTGCTGAAACTGCCTAGAATCACAATGCACACTGAAAAGATTTCGTTTCAAGGCGGGTTAGATACCGAGACCCCGGAAATGGAATCTATCTCAGGCCGGGTTCGTGATTCGGAGAATTTGTATCAAGAGGTGAACGGCGGGTATTCAACGATAAACGGATATGAGGCATTCAGCGGGTTGCCTGCACCATCGTCGGCTTATTATATAGTCCTCCCGGCGATAGTCAACAGTACCGTTAATGTCGGTGATTTGATAACCAATATCGACGGCAACGTGTATGCCACAATAGCCGGAATGGACACTGAACTTCTCATCCTCGTTGATACGTTCGGTGTTTTCAAAGAATACGCCCCCGATATTGGTTCGTATCTGGTCGACGGGACAGATAGTATTATTGATGGCGAGTCCGATTTACAAGACGGTGAGCCAGGGGAAGACGGAGCTTTGTATGTAAATGGAGAACCGGTCGGCGTTTGTATCGGACTCGCGAGAACAGTCGGCAGTGCAGACACGCCGGAACTGGACGCAATTTATAAAAATATGGCCGAGGATATTTACCGCAGCCGTATTGAGGCAGTGCCAGGCTCCGGACCTATCAGGGGCATTTGGCTGTTTGACGATGTCTGGTATGCGTTCAGGGATAACGAGGACGGAAACGCCGGGGTGATGTACAGCCATTCTGTCACTGGATGGGTGCCGGTTGATTTAGGCAAGGAGTTAATATTTACTTCAGGTAGTTTCGAGCCTTTGGAAGATTCTACAATAGTCGGGGCGACAAGTGGCGCGTCGGCCAAAATAGCCAGAGTTGTTTTGGAAGATGGTAATTTTTTGGCAGGGACGGCAGAAGGTAGATTCATTCTCAAAGAGCAAACAGGCAGTTTTGCAGCAGAGACACTAAATCTTGGCTCGGCAATAAACATTGCAGATATAGCCGGAAATAGTCTGAACATAGCCTTTGATCTGCCGGCCGGCCGGTTTGATTTTGACAATTCCAACTTTACCGGCAGCACCTCAACCAAACGAATGTACGGAGTCGATGGTAAAAACAGGGGCTTCGAGTTTGACGGTACGACTTTTGTGCCAATAAATACATGGATGATTCCCGACGCGCCAGATCATGTTGTTGAACACACCTATTCGCTGTTCTATTCATTCGGTCCTTCGGTGCAGGTATCGGCAATCGGCTTTCCATATAAGTTTTCGCCTACCGCCGGGGGAGAGGATGAGATAGCACTTGGTGACGATATAACGGGATTCGTGCCGCAAATAGGTAACGATTCAGGAAACGCTTTGGCAATCTTCACTAGGAATTCTTTCGGTGTTTTGTACGGCACATCAAAAGACGACCGGGTCTTGGTCCATCAGCGAAAAAGTAAAGCCGGGGCAATCGATTGGACCCCGCAGATTTTAGGCAACACCTTTTCCCTCGATGATCGGGGAGTGACCAAGCTAAGCACCACCCAAAGCTACGGCAACTTTGCCGACGCCACAGTTAGCCAGAATATTCATAGTTGGCTAACCACTAAGAAAACACAAGTCGTTGCTTCATGTATCGTCAGGGAGAAAAATCAATACTGGATCTTCTTTGCCGATAAAACTGCCTTATGTGCCACAATCAAAAACGGTGAGATTGCCGCTTTCATGCCTATGCGATTAGCGCATCAAGTGTCATGTGTCTGTTCCATAGAAGACTCAACCGGCAAAGAGGTAATCATGTTCGGTTGCGACGATGGGTTTGTCCGGCAGATGAACAAGGGCTTAAGTTTTGACGGTGAAAACATAGATTGGTTTGCCGACTTCACTTTTGATAATTTCGGCAGCCCGACCATAAAAAAGAAATTCCACAAACTGACAGTAGAGGCCAAAGGCACAGGGTATTCTAAATTCTATTCATCATACGAACTGTCCTACGGTGATGCTAACGTTATCCAACCCACCGAAACAACCAAAGAACTGACGTTCGCTGTCGGCAGTTGGGACAATGGAAATTGGGATGTGGGTATATGGGACGGTAAAACACTCACACCAAGTTATTTTAAATTATACGGAACCGGGGAGAATATATCTTTGAAACTATCAGGGTCAAGCGACTATTGCAGTCAGTTAAAAATGTCAGGGGCTTTGGTACAATTTAAAGCGACAAGGGAAATGAGATGAACAATTATTATACTCCAACAGGTGTTCCGTCAACTGATTCTAAATTAAATTCTTCACTTGTCCGCAACGAGTTTTCAGTCATTGGACAGGCGTTTGACAAGATGCCAGTTTTAGACAGTAGCGGAAATCTGCCTGTTTTTGTCAATCCGGCTGGGTCTAAACTGGAAGTCCGAACCGCAGAAGAGGCGCTTGCCTTGTTGGGAGCCGTAGGGTTGTCGGAAAACAAGGTGCAGTTTCCCAACGAGGCCGGTTCGATAGTTTCACAGCTGTCGAACATCAATACCTCAGAGCGCGAGTACACATACCAGGACAGATCCGGAACTATCGCACTGCGTAGTGACATCCCGGTCGGCACGGTTTCGATGTTCATCGGCGGGTATTATACCGATGCGGATAACGGCGGGTTTGTCGGGGTAACAACCACCGCGGCGGCCTTTAACGCTTTGTATAACGATATTGGCTTATATGCTGCCAACGGCGCGGCGTTGAATCATCCGCTTTCGCCTTACTGGAATGCAGCAAACAGATACTTGCCCAAAATAGACGATGACCGCTTTTTCATGGGGTCAAATTCGTGTGGCGCTGTTGGTGGATCGAACACCGATACTCACGTTCACGATGTAGCCCATACCCACGCTAACATTCACACTCATTATATAGACCACGTACACTCCACTGGAAATTTCGCACTGACCGAGGCGCACAACGGGCCGCATCAGCACACATATGTAATGAAAACTACCGTTGGCGGCAGTTCGGCTGGTGGTGACGCTCAAAGTATAGGGTTAGGTAATTACGCCACTAGTGTTTCTGGCAGTGGTGTTCCCCACAACCACGGCAACACCGGAACCTCAACAGCGCCAACCAGCGGAGGTGCGTCAGCCAACAGCGGAGCGGCATCAATTACAAATAGCGGAGTGACAAGTGTTTCCGATAAAAGGCCATTGTTTATTAAAGGCATTGCATACGTAAAGGCATGGTAATGTACACGATAAAATTCAAAGCTCCAGGATGGTTATTTGCCAAGAAAGTAAAAAACGTCACAAGCCACTGGTTAGACGATATGGCCTCGCAGGAACAGCGGTCTAAAGAAGGATATGTTTTCGGAACTCCTGTTTATTGGGGAGTCAGGACCAAGGATGATAATATCAAATGGATTCCCCTTGGCTGGTTTTTTGAAACAATGCCGGACTATGCCGCGCAAGAGCAAAAAAGGATTAATGAAATGGTGAACCGATGACCCTCAACTACGATCCATTGCAGCCGGTATACGCCGAGGCTACTAAATATCAAGCGCCGACCGTGGCAAATCCTGAAGCTATTCTCGGCCAGACCAAAGACGCTGAAAGCTATATCGATCCATCCAAGGCCACGGTAGAAGGAAGAGCCACAGGATTATTAGCGAGTGGCAACCCTCTGTTGCAGCAGGCGCAACAACAGACAACAAGAACCGGAAACGCAAGGGGCCTGCTTAATACTAGAGGAACGGCACAGGCCGGAACAGAGGCTATGATAGGCAAAGCGATACAGATAGCCTCACCTGACGCTGAAACATATGCTCATTTCGGGAAAGCTAATCAGGCTGTCGAAAACCAGGGATTAATCAATAACCAAGTAGCCTCATTACAGAACCAGCAGAAACAAAACGACGCTGTTATAACCGGGGCGCAGGCTGAACAGAACTACGGCAATACTCAGAAATTGTCACAAGCGACTCAGTATCTACAGGCCGAGATAGCAAAGGACTACAAAAAATTCGCCTTCGACTTTGATAAGCAGTTGGTTGATTTGGGAATAGAGGCATCAGAGCGAAAATCAGCCGGTGATGCTATATCGGCGCAAACAAATACTATGATGTCAATAATGGGTAGCCTGCTAAACAATACAGATATTGTGATGAGCGAAGAGGTTACTACGTGGGTGTCAGATTTTCTCTACAAAGGATGGGCTACCACAGCGTCGCTATATAATCTCGAAATCGAGGTGGTTTAATGAGTTTTGACGTGAACGATTACAGTTTCTACGATGAAAGTGAATGGGACAACTCGTTTGATGTCTCTTTTGACTTACCAGGAACAACCAACACCCCTGCGGATACGGACTGGTGGGGCAAGGTGAGCAGTGCAATAAACACCCCTGTCGGTTCAGGTCTTATTGTAGGGGCAGCTCAAGGGGCTTTAGGCTACATGAGCGACAAGGCCAACCGGAAAGCCTATGAAAAATCAGCAAACCGAACAACCGACGAACAGCGCCGAATAAGGGACGAGCATAACAAATCTATCTCGGTGCCATTCACTGGAGCAAAGAGAGCGAAATATCATGGGAATCCTTAATCCAAACGGACCAGCTGCGTCACACATTGGCGAATTTTCAGGGCCAACAACAGGATATAATCAAGGCCCATTAACTGAGGCGGCTACCGACTTCGGCATTCGTGCGGCACTTGGAGTTACAGGCCTACCAATGGGCGGCACAATCGCCGGGGTTTTGGACGATGCAGAAGACGGAAAATTCTCTGCAACCAAGACCGGGATTAACGCAGCAACCGAGGGACTATCCAGAGCGCTCGGTGGGTACGGTGGTTTGATCGGTCCTGCAATGAGTGTTGGATATGGCGCAGTTACAGGGGGATTAACCGGAGCGGCGAAGAGTGCTACCAGATCGGCTTCTCAAGTTGCAGGGGCAATGCTCGGTTCTACCCTTGGTCCACTTGGCTCATTGGCAGGATCAATCGGCGCAAGTGTTCTCGGAGATATGGCTTCGCAGTCTTTCGACGACGGTCATATCGGTGACGCTTTAGGAACAAGGGCAAGGGAGGGCGCAAGGGATAGGGCTGAAGACTCAGGATTCTCGGTAGGCGATACGGCAAGAGGTTTTGGTGTCGATGCTGGTGCGTATGGCCTTGATCCCGGCCTTGGTAGCAGTGGATACGGATTAAATCCCGGCCTGTCATCTATGGACAAATACGGATCTTACTCGCTCGATGATACAGAAAGCCTCGGTGCAAAGTCATACGGTGGATACAGCGAATCAGGAGGGTATAACGGCGGTGACGGTGGATATGGAGATAGAGGTGGCAACGACTCTGACTCAAGTTCATCTGGTACGGGCATGGGTGGGTTCGGCGGTGGTGACATGGGCAAGGGCGGAGAATCTTGGTAACTTTAAAAGGACATGATATGGAACAGGGAATAGTAGCACCACAGGGACAACCTCAACCTCAACAACAGCAAGGCGGCGTTTACCCGAAAGATAAAAACGAGGTCGATAAATTTGTCGCAGGTGTCATTGCATCGATCCATGACGACAAAATCCGAGATCAGATCATGCAGCAGTTGATGAACGAGCAAGTACCTGTACCGGTTCGAATCGGCAACGTGGTTTCCCAGATAATCACCTCGATGTTGGAACGAGTTAAAAAACAGGCAGGGCGCAAGCCACACCTTCAATTGATTCTGAAGTCAATCAAAATGGCTGTTTTGGAAGTGTCGAAGATGGGTGAAATAGCCGGGGTAAAGTCTACCCCCGAAGAACGCAAGCAGGCCGCCGGGATAGCTGGCAGTTTGATTGAGAGCGGCCAAAAGGGGCAAATGCAGGGGCAACAGCAGGGACAGGCCGAGCAACAAGGTCAAGGTATGATGCAGCAACCGATACAAGAAGCTCCACCTCAAGAGGGGTTTTAAATGGAAGGGATACTCAGAACAGTATTAGGCGGTGTTGCCGGTGGAGCTCAAGCAAACCTTACCGAGTTACAGAAAGAAGCCGACCTCAAACGACAGAAGTCTTTCGCAGCGCTGATGCAGCAATACGGGCGTGAAAATATGGAGTTCGGGAACAAGCTCGCAACAGATCGTGACGCTACCAACCGAAAAAATGCCAAAGAGGATGACTTCGAAAGCTATATTCGAAAACGCTCTGCTGATGCGTCAGACTACGATAAACAAACCAAGGATAAAAGGCTTGACGCTGACACCCAATACGGAAGAGAGAAAGGACTTCTCGGGATGAAAATGTCCCACGAAAGCGCCTTAACAGACAAAGAAATACAAGCGAAAAAGGAATTGTATAAATTAGAAGGTTTGGCAAAACCTGAAATAAAACCAGGCACAGCCTTAAAGGAAATTTCCACAATAGACACACAGATAGGAAACATCAGAAAAGGCAATATGCTAACTGAAGATGGGATGAGTGACATCCTCGAAAAAATGCCTGAACTGGCACCGTTTATCAACACTAAGGCTGAAATGTCACCGGAAGATAAAGAAAAAGTAATAAGAAGCTTAACGAAGTATAGAAACTATCTTTCTAGGTTTATTCCTTACGAAAATAGTGGTATAATATCAAACGAAGATGAAGATTCTGATGTAGACGATATTGAGTTAGACATTAATTCCCTCCTTGGTGAGTGATGCGCTTAGATAAAATCAGGCAACATCCTAAGTTTCAGTCTTTGAATCCTGAAGATCAAGCGACGGTTATTAAGAATTTCATCAATCGAGAATGGTCGAAATACGAAACTCACAAGTCTTATGCTTCATTGCCTGACGAGGACAAAGAAAAAGTTAGGTCAGGCTTTATGTCCCGTTTTTACGGTGACGCTCTCAAAGAACAACCTTTCGTTGACGCAAAACAGCCCAATCCGATGTTCGAAGGATTGACCCCGGCTGGTTCTCCGCAAAGCGTTCATGCTCCTGTTGAATATCCCGAAGATCCAGAAAGAGAAGGCAAGATAAATCGCACGTGGGGCGAAGCGGCCAAAGACACGGCAATTGATGCAGCCAACAGCGTAATTGGTTTAGGTGAGGCTGGTGTCGGTATTGCCGATATGGCTTCTTTTAACCTGGCTGGGAAAGGTTTGTCCAAAATTGGATACGATCCTGCACAAACTAAAGGCATATTGGCTCAAGGTTATTCGGACAGCCGTAAGCAAGCCAACAAAGAAGTATCAGAAGCCAAAGGTTTTCTTGGCACAGTTGACGCTCTGCTCGATAATCCCTCCGTAGCCTTTGGTGCCATAGTCGAATCATCCGCTCTCACCGCTTCAGGTGCAGCAATAGCCAGATACGCCGCAGTTAAACTACTCGGTTCGGCTCTTGCGAAAAACGGCATTACCGCCGGATCAGCCGCAGCTAAAGACTTCGCCGCTAAATTCTTTTTAAATCCATCAGTACAATCAAAGATAGTCATGGCTGGGGCTGGCGCAGAGGGTGCACAGACCGCCGGACTAATTCAAGAACAGGGCCGACAGGCGGGAAGAGATTGGAGTGACACTATTCTCCCAGCAATGGGCGCAGGTGCAACGACCGCTGCGATAGGTGGGCTTACCTCGAAAATCCCCGGCTTACGTGATGCCGAAGCTTCTCTTGCCACTGCCGGACTCGGCGGACGTATTGCCGCTAAACAAGCCGTTCCTAATATTCTTAAAGGTACGGTCAAGGAAGGTCTTGAAGAAACTCTCCAGTCAGGCCAGGAAAACGCCTTAACCAACGTGGCTTTGGGCAGACCATGGCGCGAAGGAAATGCCGAAGCCGCCGGAATGGGCCTCGTTGTCGGCGCAGGACAGGGCGGGGCTATGATGACCGGCTCAAGCATGCTGAACCTGAAGCGAGCCGTATCAGCCGATATTCTCCAATCAAAAAACGTTGATGAGGCTATATCTAAATTCCAACAGGGCACAGGGATACTCCAAGGAGCGCAGAATGATATTCTTCAAAAAGGTGGAAATCCGAATATTACCGAAGCCGAAACCCCAATTAACCTTGAAAGAGCAACGGGACTTTTATCATCAAGAACTGAGGTCGCTATACCTCAGAAGAATGAAGGAAATGCAGAACGTGTCAATGATTTACCAGCCGGAGAATCACCGCTAAGCATTATCCCGAGTGAGAATAAAACCTACGATAAAATTGTTCTACCCGCAGTTGAGCCAAATCCGAGCCAAATTGAGCCAATAGCCGAGCCAATACAAGGAGAACCAAATGATCCTGTTCAAAATATTGGAGATCAAATTACTCCACGGAAAACCGAGACACCTTCAGGAGAGGTCGAAGTTAGACCGACGGAGACAGAACAGGATACAAATAATGGACAGCAAGGGGGAGTGGCAAGAACCGACAGAATCGTTACAGAAAGTTCTAATGGGAATAGACGAGAGTTTGAGTCAGAACAGGTCGAAAATGAATCAACAACTTCATTAGATGGCAAAACTGATACGAAAACAGGACAAAACAGCGTTGAAAATAGATCGACAATCGATTTTCAACCAACCACCGACACCGGAGCAAGCGAAGCAGTTAAGCCGGAAGATGATACCTCAACCACAGACAATAGACAAGTCGATGCCGGATTTCCTAATGAAGATATTAGGATTCAAGATAGTGCAGAAATAAAAGGAGGTGGTCAAATATCTCCTGTAGAACCGACAGGTAAATTGGTCCAAGAGTCTATCCCCGACAAGGAAGAAAGCACCAATCAAGACATCACGGCGCAGGGAACACCTCCGGAAGCCTCTGGAATAGCTCCGACGACCGAAGCGACAGCAAGCGCACCGTCCGGAGGTGTTGTTGAAATAGCCAAACAAGTAGAAAAATCGCTCAAATATGACGGAACGAATTTAAGTTTACATCAATTCACCGCATATGACGGACCGGCAAAAGGTGCGACGTTCAGTGTCAAAAACCCGACACAGGAAGAAATACAGGCAGGATATGATAAGGTCGTTAAGGCTTTTACCAAGCCAACGGTTAAATCAGTCCGTCAAGAGATAACCAAACTCAACGCACAAATTAAAAACAAGCCTACTGCCGGGTTAAAGGCTGAACTTGCCGATGCAAAAACAAGGCTGACCGAACTTAAAAAGTCTGAATATGCCGCGAAGCAAAACGCCGTAACTCAGTCAACCATGCCGGAATATGCCAAAAGAGCGGGAATAAAAACCGCAGCACAAGCAAATAAAAAAGGCATATCAAGATTTATCCCAGAAGCTAAGGTCATTGCCGACCAGATAACTGAAGATATAGCAATGTGGATACCGGGAGAAAAGCCAGAGGTATCAGAAAGACTTGCTGAAGAAATGCTTCGCCAGACAATGCTTGAAGGTGGGCGGGACTTGGCTATCCGCTCTCTGGCTATCCGTTACGAGAAAGATTCCAAGGGCGCTGACAGCAACATTAAGCGCATGAACGGCAAGATTGCTAAAGCGCTTAGGGATTATGGAAGCAAGAGACAATCTGAAAGAGATGAACTTAACAAACCGGCAGCACCTCAACGCAACACGCTCACATCAAAACAACAAAAGATATTCGACCAACTACAAGAGTCAGGTGCAATCAAACTCATAAGCCGGAGTGAGGTCGAAGATATTCTCCTTGCCGCTGGCGTTGATCCGAAGCAAGTGAAGTATTCAGTAAGAACAAAACCAGCACCTAAAAAAACAATCAAGGCCTATAAGCTCTTCAAGGTAAAAAAGGGACAACCTGGTAAATTATTCGCACTTTTTGTTGACGCAAACACGCCTATTGATATAGGCGTGTGGCTCGATGCAGAAGCCGGAGAACTGACCGACAAAGGTAAAGTTAAGTCAAAACTTGGGCCTCTCGCTTATCGCCCCGGTTGGCACGGTGGAGATATGCCGGTAGCAACCCACATAGGGTCGGGTGGGACAACTCCAACAACAAGGCCAAAAGACCAAGTATGGGCAGAAGTGGAGTTCCCTGCTGATGTTGATTGGCAAAAAGAAGCCAATAGCAGGGCGAGAATTAGCAAGAAAGGTAAACCTGTCTTAAATACGGCACATATAACCGACCAAGTACCCGAAGATGGTCACTATAGATATAAAACCAACTCCAACATGACAGGCTCATGGATTATTGCTGGTTCAATGAAGGTTAACAGAATCCTTTCTGATAATGAGGTTTCTGCAATAAACGAGAAAGATGGGGTTAGTGATCTTAAAAGAGACGAGCCATTTGATTTTGAGGGGTATGGTTTCGATGTCAAATATTCAAAAGATGGCAAAAAGATAGAAGGGTTTACCCTACCGGACGGCACGGTCTACCTGATAAAAGAAAACATCAAAGATTTATGGCCTGTTATTCGTCACGAAATAGCCATTCACAGCAGAAAATTATTACTTGCCGACAAGGAGTTTGCCGGACTGCTTGAATCTCTCAAAGCAAGGCAGAACGACGAATCAGCCACGGGTGAAGCAATCCGCGCGGCCATGGCAAAAGTACCAAGTGATACCAACTCCGAGCATTACCTTGAAGAAACACTTGGGTATATGGTCACAGATGCGCCTGAAGTTGGAATGGTTAGGCGGTTTATTGCCATGATTAAAAAGGCCATGGTGTCGCTTGGATTTGATCCTTCGTTGTTTACGATAAGCGATATTTCAGCCTTGGCCGATTCTGTTTTAATGGGCAAACGTGGCCGGATTGAATCGCTTACACCGAACATTTCAGGCAGCGACACAGCCAAAATCCAAAAGATCAAGCAATCCCGCCCACACATAGACGAGATTGAGTTTGATACCATATCGGCTGCAATTCTATCGGACAACATAAAGGACATCCCTCTAACCCGCACGGCCATGGCTGTTCTATCGGACATGGTAAGCGAAGGTCTTGCCAGCAACGAACTATTAGGAAAGTTCGATTCCGCAAAAGTAAAGGCCGACTTCAATGAATCAGCCAGAAAACTGGTAAAAAAGCGCACCGATAAAGAACTGGAGGATATTGAAGTTGCCGACCTTGAACTACTGGAAGACCTCACCGACTTCGTAAAAGAATACGGGCCGAAGAAAGTCAAAGACGCTATAGCCAAGGAAGAAAAGAAGCTCGAAGAACTGGCGAAACCTAAACTTATCAGCAGTCACAAGAATTACACCTTGTCTGAATCCATTGTCGGGACAAAATGGAAAGTATCAAAGAATAGTCCAGCCCCTTGGAATCCGACCGATAAAATCCACATTGTAGCCATAGACGAAACAGACGGTCCGAAAAAGAAAAAGGTCGAAAACGTTCAACGGGTGGTAGAAGCGGCAGTCCCGCGAATATCCGAAGACGTAAAGGCGGTTCGATTTATTCTTCCAGACGGAACCGAATACACCGTATTGAACAACAAAACCGCGCTTCGTTCGTTTAAGAAACTGGTCAGTAAGATTTACACCCCTGTGCCGAAAGTGCGTAAAGGTTCTACCTCGGTCAACCAGACCAACAAGGCGAAGAAGACTTTCGATTGGGGCGAGAAAACCATTGCTCACGGCGAGTGGGTAAGTGACGGAACAATGATTGTTAAAGGGTTTACCCCACCGACACGACCGACACAAGAACTGAACAACGTTGACACCTTGCTTGTTTCTTATCAGCAAATGGCTGAAAAGGCCAATCCAGCCGAGATACGATATTACACCAGTGGCGAAACAGATACAGTGGTAGCCAAAGAGCCTGTCTTGCAAATGGGTGAGTTTAACGCACAGGCTATCATCATGGACAGCATAACCAATAAACGGTTCAATGTGTCGCAGGGTAAACTGAATATAGTCGAATCAATCTATCCTGATGTTGAATACCGGATATCTCCTGACGGTGTGGTGTTCGGATACAACGAAGGTGAATTTATCGCCGCGGTAATGCCAATGCAAGGCAAGCCAGTGAACGCCGATAAAGCCAAAAGCTACGGCCTTTATTCCATGGGCGAGTTTGCCGACACTCCGGTTATTATGGAAATGCCTGAATTGGTCGAACTGGCTACCGAGTTGATGAATGGCAACCGTCCTCAACTGGTAGACAAATTCCGCAAGTCAGGGGTAAAAGGTCAGTTCATGCCATCCGGACCGGGCGGGATTAAAATTCTTAAAGAACTCGGTGCAGACTTTCACCAGGCATTAAAGACCATGGCCCACGAAATAGGCCATTTGATCGACTACAAAGACGCTGACACCATGTCGCGGGGTAATATCCTTGGACGGATAGCTTCTTTGAAAAAGTACATGAAGCATTACCTCGAAGAAAAGCCCGGATCGCCGGGAGTTATCACCGAAGCAGACCGCAAACGGTTAATGAAAGAAGCACGACTGTTAACCAAACGCGAAGCCAGTGAGTTAATCGACGAGGTTATCACCACAGAAACGCCGGTTACGCCGGAACAGGTCCTTGCTGTATTGAAAGGAATGGAAACCGACCCGGAACCGACCGCCGATGTAATAAGTTTTATTTTCACCGCGTCGACCGCTGTGAAAAAATCTATCGGACTACAGGCGATGAAGGGGCTTTCTCCCGAAGAAATGGCCCACCTCAAGACCTACATCGAGGTTAAGACCGGCAGCAAGATCGAACAGCCCAGCCCGACCAACAAAGATGTTTATGAAAAGTTTAAGAAACTGGTCAAAGAAGAGATCGCCAAAAGAAATCTTATTTCCAAAGAAGTTATTACCGAAGAACTGAAACTGTTTACCCAACTATGGAAGCCGTTTAACGTTTGGGGCAACGCCAAATATACCAAGTATCGGTTTTCATCTGAAGAACTTTATGCCGATGCACTTTCTGGGATCTTGGTTAATCCGCAAATGGTCCAGCGGGTGGCGCCTGAGTTCTACAAAGGATTTTTCAATTACATCGACAACAAACCGGAAGCGTCAGAGATATGGGGCGAGATTGCCAAACGGATAGGGCGTGGACCGGTTGAAGTTTCTAGAGCCAGGATTAAGCGTGATTATGAAATGTTCAAAAGGGGTGAGGATATTCGCGCAGAACTAGCAAAGGGAGAAGAGAGCCAGGGATTCTTTGACACGTTGGCCTTGACTTTGAGCGACAAAAATCATTTTCTAAACAAGGCATTACGTCAGAGTGCCGATAAGGACAAGGCAGCAGCGGTAATCAACGAACAGAAAGAGCTTGATTATATCCCATCAGAGGTAGATGCATATCTGTTTGAGATAAATAAAACCATCCAAAAAGAACTTGACGACAATAACCTGACAGTCCATGACCTCGACGTAGTGGCTATGAGGAAGCATATCATAGCCAACAGGGAAGGTATGCTTTCAACAGAAGGGTACGGATCAAAGACCTCAACCGATGACCTTAAAATATTAAAAGATGATTGGGGAGAAGAAAAATACAACAAGGTCGAAGAGTTACTCAATAAGTTCAGAGCAATCAGGGATAAACGGATTTACCCGTTGATGGAAGAATCCGGCTTATATTCTGAAGAATTCGCTAAGTATATGAATGAGACGGTTGATTACACCAAGGTCTCAGTTAACCATCATTTAAACAAGAAATTCGGTGAAGGTGCAGGCGGCCGAGTTTACAAGGCGCTTGGCACTTTGTCTGAAGTAAACTCACCGGTAACGGCAACTATTTTGCAAGACATCTCACTTATCAGGGCAGCACGGATAAACAAATCCAAACGATCTATATTACCCCTGTTGCAAGAAGTCGGATCACTCAAACCGGCTAAAGGGACGTTTAACGGCAAGTTTATGGTGGCAGCAGAACCGGATGAAGCCAACGAGCGCATTTTTTCGGTGATGATAAATGGTAATATGGAAAATTATTATGTTTCAAAGAATATCGCCGAGGCCTATGAGTTCGACCCATACACCGCCAATCAGGTTATGGAGGCGTGGAATTTCGTTGCATCAGGGACCAGACAATTGTTTATCTCCAAAAACCCGGTATGGATGGCGAGAAACCCTGTCCGTGATTTCAAGGGGACGGTGACGAAAAACAAAGAGATAGGCTTACGTCACATGCCATTCTTGGCATGGGCATATGCCAAGTCTGTTCCGGAAGCGTTTCAGGACGCATGGAAGGTAAAGCGAAGTGAAACCATCGATTGGTTGATGACCAACAGGGCGTTAGCGGAAGACAGGATTTATGACGGTCGCGACCTTAGCATGGACACTGAACTTGACCGGCTGCAAACGAGATTCAAACTTTCAACCAAATCAAATCAAGAGGCCTCTAAATTTCAAAACGTTTGGGCGAAGTGGGTAATCCGGAACTTTAGCTGGCAGGGCATAAACAGAAACGCCGACAACGCAGGACGTGCAATGGAAATATTGAGCAAGATAGCAGGGGCTAAATATTTATTGCAGCGCGGAGTGCCAAAACAAGAAGTACTAAACAAGGTTAGAAATGGACTGATAGGAACCCCCAACTGGAAAGAAAAAGGAACATTACATTCTATCACAAATTCTATCTTCATGTTTTCAAACATTGCGGTACAGGGACTAAAATCACACATAGCTGCGGCAAAAGCCAACCCTGGAGATTATATCTGGAAAAACATTGCTCTGAATGTTGTGCCAACTGTCATAATGTTCTTTGCGGCAAAGGGTTTTTTTGATGATGAGGAAGATGATGGGACAATAACCGGAGGTGGCCCCATAAAAAGGATTATGGCCGGAGTGCCAGAATATAATTTAGCGCACTACAGCTGTACTCCTTTGTTCCTTACCAAGGATAATCAAAGTGTTTGGTTACAAGCGCCAAGGGATTATGAGGGGCAGGTTCTCGGTGCCGTTACATGGAAAATGCTAAACGGTAATTTTACAGGTAAAGGGTCTGCCTTATCTGAACTGTATAACGTTTTCCCATACAAAATTCACCCTATAATCAACTCAGCGCTGTATTTGAAAGACGTTTATATTTCGGGCATAAACCAAGTTGACGACTACATGGGCCGCAACAAAAACAGCGACGAAGCTATGGATGTGGGCGGGTGGATGTTGGCAAAAGAGGTAGCAAAAAACATCTGGCGCGATACAGGCGGCGGCACTTTATATAAACCGGAATACGACGACATAAAAAGAGATCGGTCCACAGCCGAGATGGTTTTGAATTTGTGGGGTGTGAATGCAATCGGTGCATATATCCAGATTTCAGATAGAGGAGTTTCCGAAAAAGTATTTAAAAAGTATCGAGAATTAGACCTGCAAGCAACCAAACAGAATGTCGCAATCAATAAATCTCTATCTAAAATGTCACAGGACGAAAAGATGATTATGGCAGAGATTGCCCCGAAACTAAAAGACCGGATTGTCAAACAGGGGCTACTTGCGAAAAACACAGCCTTTACAAGAGGTCTTGCCGGTGCAACTTCACAAGAGAAATTAGCAATTTTTATGCAAGAAATGGCAGGCGATATGAAGAGGAAAAAGAATGACAACATCGAATGAAATTCCAGCCAACGCCGTGCCAATTAGGCACTCGACGTGCGGCAAGGTTGCAAGGTGGTATATAGGGACTAAAGAGCAAAAAATGAGAAGAAGCGCTGATATTGTTTATCTTGATGGAACTAGACCAAAACTGTTTTCAAGAGAATTGCCGTGTCCTAACTGTGATAAATCTACGGGTTATTTTACCAGGTGTTTTGACGAAAAAGTAGATCAAAGTTTTGACGTAAATTCTGTGCGTTATTTAAATTCAGGTAATCTAGAATGATAACCGCAGCCGAAGTAAGAAAACTTTTCCCTAAATCAGACAACCTTCTTTTTGCCAAGACTTGGACGCTCCCAACTTATAAGCAAATCAAAGAAGCTGTTGCCGACAACATAAAACAAAGAGAATCACGTCGACTACTCGATCCAAATATCAAAAAAGACAAAATAGACTGCGCTCGTAACGTCCTCGTTGCCGTAGCCTTGATGTGTGAATTTGATTGGCCTGTCTGCTTGGTTCAGATAAAAGGTCACGCGGTCTTAGGTGTTATCGACGACACAAAAACAGTGCATTATTTCGAGATGCTGGACGGTGCAGAGATAGACCAGCAGTTAAAAATTAACCTTACATTTATGGTCTAACATGAAAAAACCCGCAATACTCTTTGTGCTAATCCTATTGTCTGGATGTGCAAAAGACTACAGGTATCTTGAAGACACGGCAGCCGTGGATATTTCCGACGCGCCGACTCTCGGAACCCCTGCACCAGAAGACAAAATACTCACCGTCAACTCAGGGAACACAGCAGGTAACCGGCTATCATCAATGACCTTTGACGAAGCTCCTTGGCTCCTTGCCACCGAAACCGCTCCCGATTCGACATTGTTTGGAGGTAACGAGCCAAGTTACTTCCAGACAGCTCTCACTAATCCGATTGTGCAAGCTGACGTTGATAGCGCCCCGACAGATGGAAATGCTAAACCGATTTCAAGCGATTGGGCGTATAACTTTTTAAACGGCATTGACCCGCCCGTACTGCATTCAGAAACAGGCACCGTTATTACCAGAAATGTAGAATCTACATTAACAGACAGCACAAACATTCCAGACAGCGCAGCCGTTATAGACTATGGAAACGCAAACTGGTTGAACAGCGGGACGGGGTTAGAATCGCTCCCCACCGCTGACGACACTTTTTTGAAAGGCACCGGTACCGATACTTACGAATGGTCAACATACGAAGAATTAAAAGCGTCTCTCGGCGTACCGGTATCCGGCGCTGATTTTTATTCCACCTCAGCGACCGACGCACTTGTAACCCCAACCGAAATAGCCGGGAAGATTGCCGGACAACCGATCGCCCCATCTTCAATTTCGGTCGCGCCAAACTCAACAGGCCCACAAGTCATTGAATTTGGCGAAGACACCGATGCAGGGCAGGACAAATACTCTATTGGCGCAAGTCCGGCCATGGAAACGCCATTCGGAGAGCTAGGTCCTGTACGTCCACCACAGGCGGGACAGATAAAACGATACAACGCACCTTCGCCTGTAACCGGGGCAGACGGGACGGTCAGGAATATGGCGCAGTCGTATTATGAGGATCCCGCAGCGGGCAACCTCGTTGATATGCTGGATTGGCCGGAAGGATTAACTCTCGGTGATATTAATGCAACACTTGGCGCTGATGGTAATTTCCAGACCCAGCTTGATGAT